ATGGCAAGCGCTTCATCGCTCTTACCTAGGAAAATATATTACCAGAAAAGGCGATTTTTGCAAGCGAATAAAGGAGCTCATTTCCCTATATACCACAAGGGCTATCGGGCTCTCTAACGGATTAAACCCCTTGCCCAGTTGCTATTTGTCAGGGGCTCAAACGGGGGGGGACGTCCATACCTATTTATGTTTAATACTTTTAAACACCAGGCCGCCGGCAGGACCGCCAAGGACCGCCAAGGTCCGCCGGGTCCGCCGATTCGGGGTGACAGTGATAGCGCGGATCACTTTCTGAGTTTTAGCGCCGCCTGGTGTGACACGCAAGTCACAGGAATAGTTGACATCACGGCTGTTGTTATGGCATCACTTAAGAAAAGACGTCCTGGATTGAAAGGCGGCGGAAAAGCTACAGCAAAATCAACAAAGAAGGGCTCTGGCTCCCTCAAGAAAGCGGGAGGCGTAAAGGCTGCTGCTGGTAGCCGTAGCGGCACAGGTTAATTAAACCTTGATCTTTGGTTGACGATTGTGTTTTATTTCAGGCATGAAGCTCTGGAATGACACCATCAAGCAGCTTGAAAATTGGGCTGGGGAATCCCCCTCAGTCCTCGTTGCGTTTTCAGGGGGCAAGGATTCCCTCTGCGTGCTCGATCTTTGCTGTCGTTCCTTTAAAGAGGTCCAGGGGGCATTCATGTATTTTGTCCCGGGCCTCCAAATTATGGAGGATCGCATCAAGGCCGCCGAAGATCGGTGGCAAATACCTATCTTCCAGGTCCCTCACTTTAGTTTTATCGACTATCTTCGCGATGGGGCCTACTGTGATACGACCCCCGAAATCCAGCAGTTTTCTAAGTTCACGGTCAAGGACGTCTACGCGTGGCAGCTCCAAATGACGGGCATCAAGTATCTCGCTACCGGGGCGCGTTCAGCGGATGGCATTCAAAGACGTCAGTTTTTCGAGAACGTAGACCGCCAAGCAAAAAAGGGCGACCCTGTGTGGGAGTCCCTGATTTACCCCATTCAAAAGTGGAAAAAGCGTGATGTCATTTCTTATTTGAAAACTCACAAAATAGAGGTCCCGTCGCTAAACCCAAACACGACGACGTCTGGGGTCGGTTGTGATCCTGACTTTATTCTTTGGCTGAAAGAGGCCTATCCAGCGGATTACCAGAGGATGCTGGCTTGGTTCCCGTATCTAGGGGCCATCAGCGCTCGCAAGAAGTTCTTCGATATCCCAAACACTCTATCTAAAGCATGAAATACGGAATTTATTCTTACGAACAGGGATATTGGTCTAGCTGCGGCTGGTCAATGAATCCAGCGAGCGCTCAGTGGATGCGAAAGGCCGAAGCTGAGCTAAAACTAGAGCAAATGAGAGCTGACGGGCACTTCGTGAGCATTCATGAGAAATCAAAGTCTTTGCACGGGGTCTCAGGAGTAAAAAGCCAAGTATGAAAGAGCTGCTAATCCTAGGAGGCGTTTGTTTGGCTTGTTTTTGGTCTGTTAGCGTCGTTGTATTTTGCGCTTCCCTGGTCAAAGATTTGCTGGAAGACATGAACGAGAACAATCACTAAAATTATGAGCAAAAAATCGAAAATATCCAAATACGAGAAGTTCGTTATCAAAGAAGTCCCTCGAGGTAAGCTTAAGGGGGCCCCGTATAACCCTAGAATCATAGATGACAAAGCCAAGGCTAAGCTTCGGGCAGGACTCGAGGCAAAAGGACTCGTAGAGCCTATTGTTTGGAACACCCGGTCTGGATATATTGTCGGAGGGCATCAGCGAATCAGCCAGCTTGACGTTCTTGAGGGCAATCCGGACTACTCGCTTACTGTCGCAGTTATTGATGTCGATGATGCTGAGGAAAAAGAGCTTAACGTCCTTCTCAACAACCCTTCGGCCCAGGGAGACTGGGATTTTGAGAAGTTAAAGGAAATTTTCGAGGACGATGATGTCTCTGTCGAAGGGACCGGCTTTGATATGGCAGAGGTTTATCAGCTTTTCGGAAATGACCCAACTGCCGCCCCTTCAAAAGTCTTGGGCGAGCTAAATAAACAGCTTGAAGAAGCCAAGGATTTGATCTCCAAAATGGATCGTGAAGCAGCAGACACTGACGACGAGGATTACTATTCTGTCATTGTCTTTAAAAACCACGAGCAACGAAAGAATTTTACAGACTCGCTCGGTCTTGAGGATAACTGCTATATAGACGGCAGTTGGCTGGACAATTATGTCTTTGAAGACAACGAAGACGTTCGGAAAGAGGGACCGGAAAAAGAGAATAAGGAGGCAACGTCAGAATGAGCTACTCTACTTTATTTTGGTGGTCTGAGGTTGGGCTGCTTGTTTTTCTTTTTGCAGCTTACCTTTGGCCTCAGAAACGGGAGGCTTGGCTGCTAGTTCCACTAGTTTTGTGCGGACCTTCGGTTTGGATAGTTTGGCTTTTTCTTTCAATTTCGTGGTATCGAAGTAGAATACTCCAGGCTTGCCCACCAGATCAAAGCGCTTCTTCTCAGGGAGAAGCTTTGGCTCCTCAAGAACAAACCCCTTTGGACCCCCAAACCAAGGACTCGGAGACTCCTCAATAATGTCAGTCAAAACCGCAGACCCAATGACTCGTCCAGTCTCCATCTCTTCAAGTGGCACAACAATCCCATACTCCTCCCGAACCCAGCGAATATCCTCAAACAAGTTGCGGACGTCTTTAGATGTATGAACCAAGAACTTTCCACGGTATTTCATCGACCAAGTTCGGTTCTCGATCGGCTTATGGCCGGCGCAAATAAGCCAAGCCCACGGTTGTTTTATACTTAGTACTGGAATTTTCAAAGCAAATCGATTCTATGGCAAAGAAAAGGAACGTCAACCCAGAAGGTGAGCAAAAGAAGCTGCTCAATCAGGCTCATAATACATGGGCCGTAAACGTGCTTAAACGCGTCAAAGAGGGCTCAAAAGTGACAGCCAAAGACATCGAAAGGGCGACTGATATCCTCGGCGCGGGCATGGATAGCGGAGATGAGGAAAACGATAAAATAGCCTCAAAAGCAGTAGATAGTCTTCCTCGATTTGCGAAAAACCAAACTGAGTTGGCTGGGCTGCTTAAGATCGAACGTAAAACGATTCAGAGATGGCGGAAAGAACCGCATTTTCCAAAGCCAGCTCCAAATGGCACTTGGGATGCTCATGCTGTTCGCGATTGGGCTTTGTCTCGAGGGAAGAAGACGGAGACAGGGGAAACCCAAGAAGAGGACAAATATAACCTCGAGGTCAGGAGATTGAAAGCTATCTGCGAACGTCTGGAACTCGGCCTTGAAGTAGAGCGTGGCGATTATATCTCTAAAGACGATGTTTATCGACAAGTCGCGACAATGCTTGTTTCTGTAAAGTCCCAGCTCCTCCGCATCCCCTCCATGCTGGCCCCACAGCTCGTCGCTATCGAAAGCCCCATAGAAATGCAGCAAAGGCTGCGCGAATCTGTTGATGAGGCCATGAGGGCTCTTTATGAAGACCCTTGGATGGAGGAAGCGATTGCAGGCTCAGTTGACAAGGGGATTGATGACGTATGAAAAGAATTCGTATCACTCAAAATCGAAGCGACATAGCCGTTTCACTCCGAAAAGCAGTCTTAGATACCGGAGCTTCTGTCTCAGAGCTCATTCGTGACCTTGATGACACCCCAAGCCCTGTAACAGACGCTTTTGTTTTTGTCACCGACGCTGATAACGTAGAGATCCCAGCTGGCGTTATAGGCATAGTCACAGTTCGTGAAGCTCGCGATACTGACCCAAATCCTAGTGAAAAAGGAAAGGCGAAAGCAAGCCCCTCAAAAAAAGCAGCTAAGAAGAAAGCTAAATAGTCCTGATGAATATCAAAGGTGGCGCTAAAATAACGCGAGCCCTGGGATCAGCAACCGATCTTCGGCGGCTGAAAGAATTGGGGCGAAAGGGAAAAAAGAAAAAGCGATTCGACCCCTTTCGTCGTGCAAAAACACGGCTCAAGAAGGAGAAACGCAGGCTCGTTTATCGATCAGCCCTGCTTGGAGGAGTTGCTGGCGGCGTTGCTGGTGGAGCTACTGGATACGCTATGGAGAGCTTGCTTGAGGATATCAACGAGTTTGGTATCTCAGCAGCCCGCAGATTACGTCACCTTAAGAAATGAGCCAAGACAAATACGCATACGGAGGCAAAGCCGACCCGAGTGGGTTTCGTCAGGCAGCTTGGGCCAATCTTGGCTTCACAGGCGAACCGACTACCGTTGAGTATGGCGCGGATGGTCGCTTCACTTTAGTTCACAATCCTATCCCCGTCGTTCTTGAAACAACTCAGTATCTCAGCCCTACCGGATTTAGTTACCTTCAGCCAGGCGGAACAGCTCACGATAAATACATCCATTCACACTAAAATATCATGCCAAACGTAACCGTAACCACAGACGTAGACAACCTTTTAAAGAGTGCTGACAATGCAGCAGCAAGGACGAGCCTAGGCTTGGGCACAGCAGCCGAAGCCGCAACGGGGGACTTTGCAACGGCAGCCGAAGGAATCTTAGCTGGCACAGCTTTGCAAGACGCATCTGCATTTGCCACAGCAGCCGAAGGAATATTAGCTGGCACAGCTTTGCAACCAGCAGACCCGACTCTCGATTCAGTCACAACTAACGGAGCAACCACTAATAATGATGTTAATTTGGGCAGGATTACCACTGATAACAACACAGCCACAGGAACAAACGCAATAGCCATTGGAGGAACAAACAACTCCGCAAGCAATAACTCTTGTGAGGTGTTGGGTGGAGACGGATCAACAGCCAGCGGTCAAGGTTCTACAGTTGTAGGAGGTAATAATCACCAAAACTCTGGCAACTGGTCAGCTACTTTGGGTGGACTAAACCACACTGTTACAAGTGTGCGTGGAAATATTCTTGGCGGTGCAAACAATACACTTCAACATAATGATAGTTGCATAGTAGGGTGTAATGGTAAAACATCAGTTGCGACATCCACTTTGCACACAGAAAACCTGCACCTGTTTGACGGCTTCACAATGCCAACAGGCGCAACTGATACCTACGTTCTTACTACTGATGCAACTGGTGTAGGCACATGGCAAGCTGCTGGCGGTGGTGGTGGAGGAACAGTGCAGGGAACTGACTCAACCTATCAAATCGAAGCTGCGGCTGCTGATAATCTGGTAACACCAAATGCCAATGGAACTTACTCAGTAAACTTACAAACTAAAACTACAACAGCTACACAGGTAGCTAGTGGGACTGAATCTGTAATATCTGGAGGGGCGAACAATACAGCTAGTGGGACTCGATCTGTAATATCTGGAGGGTTGGGCAACACAGCATCTAATTACTGGGGCGTAGTCGGTGGTGGGATGGGCAATAATTGCACATCATCTGAAGGCACAATCAGTGGTGGATACGGGAACACGGCAAGTGGTATTGGTGGCTCTTCTACAGTTGTGGGAGGATGGCAATGCACAGCTTCTGGTAGTTATGGAGATATTTGTGGGGGCTTCCAATCTACGTCATCTGGATACTCTTCTGTAGCATTTGGTGATACTGGACAAGCTCAAGGTAATTTTAGCGTTGTTTCTGGAGGTCGGAACAACACAGCATCTGGCACTTACAGCGCAGTTCTTGGTGGTGCAAGCAACGACACGAACAGTCAATCAAAGGCAATGATCGTTGGCAGTGACATCACAGCAGACAGAACTAACTGCACATTTGTAAACAACCTGTCTATCAAGTCTATTCCAACGTCAGCTACTGGACTCCCTGCTGGGTCTGTCTGGAACAATGGTGGGGTGTTGAATATCGTTTAATGGAGAAACAAATCCATTTCGTCTGCGGATTGCCAAGGAGCGGGTCAACCCTCCTTTGCAACCTATTAGCGCAGCACCCAGACGTTCACGCAACACCTACCAGTGCGTGTCACGAATCATTGTTCGTGCTACGCAATTCATGGAACCAGTGGCTGGAACACAAAGCAGCTAAAGACTTAGCAGATGATAAGAACCTACAGCGTGTGCTACACGCCATGATTCACGCATACCACGATACCGATAAGCCTGTGGTTATAGATAAGGGCAGGGGTTGGACTAGCCTACTGGAACTGGCTGAGTTTGCATTAGGCAAGAAAGCAAAGGTGCTTGTTCCTGTTCGCAACATTAGCCAGATTGTAGCGAGCATGGAGAAGCTACATCGAAAGTCTGCACACAACATGCAGGATCGTGGGGACTATATAAATGCCCAAACAGTAAAGGGGCGTGCAAATGAAGTATTGTCCAAAGATGGAGTGCTTGGTTTAGCTTACAACAGGCTTCAAGACGTAGCTCAACGAGGGTTGTCTGACCGTTTGCTACTGGTTGAGTTCGATGCACTCACCCACCGCCCACAAGAAATCATGGCTGATGTGTGGTCTTTTCTAGAAATGGAAGCACCCGAACACAATTTCGACAACGTGGAGCAAGTGACCTATGAAGACGACTCCGTTCATGGTCTTGACTTACACAGTATTCGGGCTGCAATAGCCCCCGTGGAAGACGACTCCACAAAAATTCTCGGCACGGAATTGTGCCAGACATTAGCGGGTGCTGAATTTTGGCGACCCACTACACCAAGTAACCAATAACAACCAAACCAAACTACAATAACATGAGTGTATTAAACCAAACCCAAGTGCCGATAGCTCCCGAAGTGAGAGCTGCTAAGCAAGTCAAACGAGCCACTTCACAAATGGCATTTCAATTAATCCAATCGTGGAACCACGGCTGGGATCTGATCTGGTCAGCCGACGACCCTGCTGCCGTATTGGCAGAACTAGGAACTGATGCTGGAGAGATCTTCCAGCTTAATGAGGACATCATTGTATATCTGAACACGACCCTCGCTGGCCGTAAGCAAGATGACCTTGATGCAATCAATGCCAAAGTAGCAGCTAAGCCAGTGACTACTACAGCCGCTGATGGCTCGGTAACTATCGACTAGCCTCTTCATGGGAATCGTTGAAACCGCAGCAAGGGCTGCCTTTAGGCCGGCAGATCGTCGTCCACCTTGGCAGTGGTGTGAGGACAACTATTTTGTTTCTCCTTCATCTCCAATGCCTGGTCGGTGGCGCTCAGACAATACCCCATGGGTTCGCGAGTTCATGGAGCAGTTTGCAACTGACGATGTAAGCACAATCTCGACAATGTGCTCAGCGCAGTCGGCAAAGACAGAGACAATGCTGGCGCTGCTGGCCTGGTTAATCTCTGAAGATCCCGCTCCTTGTATGTGGGTTACGTCTAGCGAGGAAGAAGCCTCTAAGTTTTGGACTGAGCGAATGAAGCCGTCACTTGAGGCGTCTCCGGCAATCCGAGACATGATACCGACTGGCCGAACAAGGGCAAAAGAGATATTTTTCCCTACAATGCCGCTTGAAATAATCGGCGCAAATGCTCCTTCAAAACTTCAGTCAAAGCCACGTCGCTGGCTAATGCTTGATGAGGTTCGAAACTGGCCTCCTGGGGCTCTTCCCATGGTTCTTAAGCGGACAAGAGCTTTCTGGAATGCCAGGAGAGTCGTCATCTCTACTCCTGATAACGAACATGACCCCGTTCACCAGGCTTTTCTTGAGGGAGATCAGAGACACTATTATGTGGAGTGTCCTCACTGTAAAGAAAAGCAGCCTCTTGAATGGAAGAGCATGAAATGGGAGACAAATGATGAGACTCGGCCCGCAGGACGATATAACTTTGATAGGCTGGCAGAGACTATTCACTATGAATGTTTGAAAGGGTGTAAAATCAGCGATGCTCCTGGGCTCCGTAGGAAGATGGTCGCAAATGGTGAGTGGCGAAGGCATAATCCTGACGCGCCGAAATCTCGCGTTTCTTTTACCTGGTCGGCAATGCTTCCACCGTGGGTAACATGGCGGGATCTAGTCGAGGAATTTATTAACGCGAGCAAAGCGCAGGAATGGGGCGATCATGAGCCTTTAAAAACGTTCATTACAGAGTCTTTAGGACAGCCTTGGCGTGATGAACTACGTTATAGGAAAGAGAAAAACTTCCTGGCTGAAAGAATGGTCAACTACAACATCGGTGACTCTTGGGATGAGACTCAACGCATCTTCCTTGGGGTAGACGTGCAAAAAGACTGTCTTTACTACGTCGTCAGGGCATTCGGAACCTTTGGTAGGTCACGCTTGCTGGACTATGATAAAGTCATTGGGTTTGAAGACCTACTCGAAGTCATTGAACGATTCGGGATCGACGCAGATGACGTAGCCATTGATGCGGCTCACAGAACAGGAGAGGTTTATAAAGCCATTGAAGAGTCTAATTATAAATGGAAAGCTTTTTGGGGTGACGATCGTGCTTTTTGGATTCGTGATGGGATGCGTCAAGCTTGGACAATTAGTCAAATAGATCCGGCAGTCGGAACCCGTATGCAAGGGTCTGTTCGTCCTATTCGTCTTTACCACTGGTCGAACCCGACGATTAAAGACAAGCTCGAGCTGCTAATGAGTGGGGAAGGCCCAGAGTGGCAAATTCCAGAAAAGGTTTCTCGCAACTACTTAGATCAAATAACCGCCGAACGAAGAGAAGAAATCGTAGACTCAAAGAATCGAGTGACTTTCCGGTATGTGAAAATCAGGAAAGACGATCACTTTCGCGATTGCGAATCCATGGTGATAGCAGCGGCAACAATAACTAAAACCTTGGGTGTTGGGTTTGAGGATGTCACCGAAGTGACCGTTGCACCTATGGACTAGGGGTAAGGCTTAGCCAATCCTGAGTCCAGCAATAGCTGGTTCACGTTTAAATCGCCTAGGAATAGTGTCCCTAACCAGCGGCCATATTTGCCTGACTTGTCTCGGTGGCTATGCAGGGTAATGCTTTTGCCTACAATTAAGCTTCTTAACTTCTCCGCAGCAACCAGACCTTCAGCCCTTTCGTCACCACGGATTTCAGGCGCGTCAACTCCAAGCAGCCTGATTTTTTGATTCCGCATCCAGGTGTTAAACCCTAAATCAATATCTAGGGTCACAGAGTCTCCATCATATACGCTGACGCAAATTGCTTTATATATGAATTGCCCTGTCATAACTATCCGTTTAAGGCTTCGTAAATCTGCACAACTCCGTCGAGTTGTGTCCTCACGGCTTTTTTCCGGTCTTGACCCCAAGTTGAAAGAGGGGACTTGGAGGTCTCCTTTTTGAACCATGATTCAATTTTCATTGCAGCGGTGACGAAGGTTTCGATTCGCTCGTCCTTGTCTTCTTTCTCTTCAGGCTTCTCTTCCTCTTCCTTTGCTTTCGTTGCTCGGGAAAGTAGCTTGAGGGCCTCATTGATTGAGCTGACTCCATCAAGAGAGATTGCTCCATCAGTTACAGCTTCTGAGATCTGCATATATCTATATGCGGTTCTATATGTAAACGGAAGAACGGTCGAGACCCATACACGGAACGGGTCTTTTAGCGTCTCTCGTGATTCGATTAGTAACGACCCGCATTCGGCGGCGTGCTTTACCGAGTCGACCATCGAGCTGATCGAATCGGCGTGTGCGGATATAATCCGCTTTTTCAGGACCTCACTCGGGTCAGCTGGTTTTACTGTGAGTCTGGCTTTGCTAACGTGTTCGGTTGTAATGGCCATCTCAGTTTTCTCTTCAGTGCTCATGTTGTTTTTTGGTTTTGCGCTTTGTTCCGATAGGACTCCCGCGCTTTCTTCGATTTCTGTCCCCTTGTTGGGGGCAGGCCAAGCTCATCCTGAAATTTCAAAACGTGCTTGGAAAAGGCTTGTTTTGAGATGTTGTGCTTTTTACCCATTTGTGTAAAGCTCATTCCTTCGTAAAAAGGGAAGCCGCAAGCCATGATGGAAACATCGATTTTGAGCCGGTAGTTGGACGACTCTACGATTTGAGCCAGCAGCCTTACCATCGCTTTCTGGACTTTTTCAGCGCTTCTTCGCTCGACCTCTTGATCTATGCGCTCTTGGATAGCTCCAATCCCTTGCTCCTCTTCGTCTTCATAAATAGCGTCCCAATCGAATTCGACCGAGGCAGAGGGAAGTTCAGCGGCGTCTTTAGAGTATCCAGTTGACATAGTGGGAAAAGAATAGGAAAAGTTTTATAACTAGGTCTTTACTAGAAATGACCTAACCCTTCAAGAAAAATGGCATCAATTAATTGGGAAGACATTTACGTCACTTACACTGCGGAAGAATTAGATGAAGAGATAGCCTTTTTGAAGGCTGAATCCAAGTCTATTTATATTTCTCAAAGCCAGGGGTCGAAGTCATTTTCTCGTTCCCTTTCTGATCTATCCATGAGGTTGACTGCGGCGACTCGAGTCAAATCCCAGCGCGGAGGCGGCGGGTTTGGTCCTGGAACTTTAGGCGGGGTGGACAAAGTAGTTGTTGATTTCTCATGAGGGACTACAAAAAAGAGTATGCTCGGTATCAAGGGAAGCCGGAGCAAATTAAACGTCGGTCGGCAAGAAACCAGGCTAGGCGTAAAGCTATCCGTCTGGGGAAAGCCCGTAAGGGAGATGGAAAAGACGTGCATCATCGCGATAACAACCCAAACAATAATGGCGCTGGCAACCTATCTGTGACCTCAGTTGCGAAGAATCGAGGTTATCCGAGGGATCGGAACAACAAGCCAAAGAAGGGGCTTTCCAATCTCGCGGCTCGCATCGAGAACCTGATCGAGTTTGCCCTCCCAAAGCTGAAGTTCGGCACGGTAAAGCGTGTCTTGAAAGAAGCGAAGAGCAAGACCAAAACAGATACTTTCCGCAAGGCCGACCGGCATGTGGAGGCTTCACACGTCCCCCCTTTCCCCGGATCAGTTGGAGCACTTAAAAGCATGGGGGTGAAGGCCAATAAAGGCCGCGGCGCTGTTATAGTCCCGCGAGGCTCAAGTCCTACCAGGCTAAGGTATTCTAAGAAATTAGAAGGCTTAATGGGCGGCCCGGCAAACACCTCAGTCCACGAGCATGGTCATGCGCTGGATCGTCAGCTACCGCGCAGAGCGGCGGCCATGTGGAAAATGGGCAAAAAAGCTGAGGCAATAGCCAAGCGCCAGCAAAAACGATTAGGTGACAACGTAGTAATCCCGAAAAGCAAAAGAAATGCGGTAGATGAGGCTGAAGCTGCACGCATTCAGAGTAGATTTACCAAATCAGTGCTGGGCAAAAGCTCTCTCATTATTGAAAAGCGGGCGAACAAGAACGCTTTGAATTTGGTGCAAAAGCATGGAGGCAAGAGCGAGGCTAAGAAGTGGAAAACAATCGCAAAGCGCCAAATGCACAAGGGCTATCGCGAGCCCCTTTTTAGGATTGGCATGGTGCAGAAGGGCTTCAAAGGAGACAGCCCAACCTTGTCAGAAGGGAAAAACTTCCTCCGTGGCGAGGGCAAATGGCTTAGAAGGAAGCAATGGGATCTCGCGGCTCGCATCGAGAACTTGATCGAGTTTTCGGCGAAATGGAGAAAAGTGATCGAGTTTACCTCTTTAGGGACAACGAAAAAAGTGTTAAAGGCCTTGAGAGACAAATCTCACAAGATTCACAACCAAGAAGTCTCTGTGTATCGTCCGAAGGGTGCGGGGTCGTTTTATGTGCCTAAAGCTAAAAAACTCAGCCTGGTCGGGGGGCTGAAAGAAGCGGATGATCGAGAGGCGGTATCAAATATACTAAAGATTACCCGCAAATCCAAAACCCGCGGACCTAAAGGCAAAGCGAAAGTGGCAAACGACAATTCTGTCATCGTTCCTCGCGGGGAGGCCCCAAAAAGGATTTTTCCGTGGGCCTCACCCAAAGCCATGGGGATGCACGAAACCGGTCATGCGGCAGACCCTCACGCTTACAAGGGGGCTCAAGCCCTAAAGAATTTTGCTCGCAGACGGCCTTGGGCAACCTATGGCAAAATGAAGCAATCTCGCAGGCTTACGCTCCGCATGGAAAAAAGAGCTAACCAGAATGTCCTAAAAGAAATCAAAAAGCATGGATCAAAGAGCGAGGTGGCTGAATGGAAAAAAACAGCTAATAAACAAATGAAAATCGGGTATAGAACACCTTTTTACGACACCCTTGTTAAAGACCAAAGAGCAATGACGAAAGCCGGACTCCGAAGTGCGGAGAGAGGGAGATATGATACGCCTCCTAGGTCTACCCCCTTAAAACCCACGCTTTCTCAAGGTAAAAAAGTTCTGCGTGAGAACCCCTGGCTAAGAAAAAAATGGAGCGAACTTTCAGCTCGTATTGAGAATTTAAACGAGCTTTCTTATGGAATGTCAAAACTTAAAAGGGCTAATGCTGCAATCCAAAAAAGGATCAAAAAAGAAAATCGCAGAGTCAAAAATTGGAAATGGATAGATAAAGAAAACCACATGAGAGCATTTAAGAAACAATTTAATGGTTTTTATCAGAAAGCTGATTATAAAAGAGCCTCGTCTCAAAAAAGACTAATGGCTAAAGCGTGGGCCGAAGCAAGCAAATGAAAACTACAAAACTCAACGTCATTGATAAAACAATTGCATTCTTTTCTCCTGGAGCAGGAGTTAAGCGATCTTTTGAGCGCCAGCTTTTTGAAATGAGCTACGATGCTGCGAACCCCGATCGTGGTCGGGCAATGAGTAGCAACCCTTTTACTGAAGGCAGCTCTGAATCTGCGTCGACCCAGAGAGACCGTATCAAGATGATGTGGGAGGCCAGAAACCTGGCTAAAAACTACTCTTTCGTGAAGTCGGTCTTGATGAAAGAGTCACTTTACACCTGCGGGCGAATTCAGTATCAAGCACAAACTGGTGACCCTCAAATGGATGACCTTTACGAGTCATACTTTAACGATTGGACAAAGCGATGCGACTTGACGGGGAGAAACGTATTCCGTCAAATGATCCAGCTTGGTCACATGGGGATGCGTCGTGACGGCCAGCATGGCTGGGTAATGGTTCCGCAAGGGGCTGATATTAAGCTACAAGCGATTGAAGGCGATCGAATCGGCAACCCCATCAAGGGCACAAGTTCTATCGACGACCGAGACTACAACGGGATCAAGGTCAACAACCTTGGACAGATAACTAACTACGAGCTTTGGGCTCGCGATAAAAACGGACAGTATAAAAACCCCAAGGAAGTCCCAGTAGATTCGTTTATTCACTACCTTGATCCAATGCGCTCGGACCAATATCATGGCATCACAGCTTTCGATACATGTATCCCCCACGCTCGTAACATTCACGACCTTTACCGTTATGAAACAATGGCGGTTAAGTGGGGGTCTGCACACACAGGGATCATCACCAAAGACAAAAAAGACGTGACCGACTGGAAGACGTCCGCCGAGACAACCGGGAATGGAACGATAAAAGAAAAAGTCGAGCCAGGAACAGTCCTCCGACTTGACCCAGGAGAGAATGTCTCAATGTTCCAGACTTCAATGCGTCCCTCCCCAACGTTTAACGGCTTTATTGAGGCCCTCATTCGCGAGATGGCAAACGGACTCAACCTCCCGTTCTCTTTCGTATGGGACATGGCAGCTCTTGGCGGGGTCTCTGCTCGCATTGAACTGGCGATGGCTCAACGCACATTTAAACGTTCGCAGTTACTTCTTGAGGAGAGGGTTCTCAATCCCATCAAGGACGCGGTCATCTCTCGCGCAATCACATATGGGCAGCTTCCTTCAACGGAAAAATGGAACAAGTGCAAATGGCAGTTCCCAGCTCACATTACGGCTGACCAAGGTTACACAACCCAAAGCGACATCGCGCTTATGCAGAATGGCCTGAAAACAGGGCACGACATCGTTACTGAAATGGGTGGCGATTACGAAGAAACCGTCGAGACCTTGGCTCGCGAGGCAATGATGAACGTGGCAGCATCTGAAGAACAAGTCATCCCGATTGAGGTCATCTCCCAGCGCTACCCCAACGCTACGCAGCAGATCGCAATGATGCGTCAGCAAATGATGCAGGCTGACATGGAGAGTGAAGCTGGAATCCCTGTCGGTCAGGGTGAAGGTGAACAACCAGAAGAATAATCATGAAAAACTCAAACCGTGACACGCGTGTCACAGAATTTCAAAACAGGACTTGGGATGACAGGATCATTCAATCGGCTACCGGTGCAGGAGCTGTCGGCATGGCTGGCGCAGGTGTCGGCGATGCTCTCGCAGAAGACGGCAAGATCACCCTGAGAAAAAGCAAAGGGCACTTCCGAGGACTCATCAAAAAGGCTGAGAAGGCAGGCGCTAATCCGCGTGCTTTGTATAAGGGCAAAAAGATCACATCTCAGAAGTCGGCCAAAATAATTGCGAAGCTTCGCAAGAGAATGAGTCGAGCCCCAGTAAAATCGAGAAGGATCGGAGGAGGGAAATTGGGGCTTATTTTAGGAGGCCTTGCAGGAGCGTCAATTCCCCCAGAAAAGCGCGTCATGATGGCTCGGGGACCTTCAACCCCGGACGCTTACGTCATGATCGACGGTAAGAAGTATCATGAGTTTGCACGGACTCGTCAAACTGACCCTTTTGAGGGCCTAAAGACAGACCCGAACGTAAAGCGAGCTCGGACCATCGGGGAGTATAAGAAGGCCAGCGCAATAGCAAAAAAGCTGGTCAAGAACACCAAAAAATCAAACACGGTCGTGCAGGACCTCACGGATCTTTATAATGAGAAGAGAGGAAAGCAGCCTGGGGTTCTGAAGACTTCTAATGGGCAATACCGCATTGCTAGGGCTAACCGGAACTCTGTTCGAGTTTACCACAAGGGCGGGCCAAGAACCCGTCGTCGCAAGCGTTTCTACGAGAAGAAGTCATTCCGAGACAAGGCCGCATTCACGGGCATCGCTGGCGGAACAGTCGCAGGCATCGCAATAGGCAGAAGAGCCGAAAGCCTCAAGTATCGAGCTGCAAGAAAAGGAACTTCGATTCCGAAAGAAATGCTCAAACTTCCAGGGAGAATGATAGCTACCAGCTCTCGCGTAAATGCTAGAAATTCTGTTCGCCGCAAATACGGAGCTAGAAAGTCTCTCGGCAAAGCAGGCATGACTGGTATGAAAAACCCAAGAAGCAAAGAGGGAGGATTCACCAAAGAGGCCAGGGCCAAGACTTCGACGCAATTCCCGAAATGGAGCGAGTCTCAAGTCAACGAATCATTAAGCAAACAACAGAGCATGGCTCAAAGCGGAACTCAAGTCCCCAAGAAGGGACTGGGGCCAAACTCCCGACCGGTAAGAAGCCTTGATGGCACTATTGCAAAGCTGGAAGGCCGGCCTGGGTTTGTTCCCGCAGGTGTCGAGACGCCCAACGGCACGACCTTCAAGAGCAAAGCGAAGCGAGTCGGCCCCTTCAGCCTTATGCCGAAATGGGCAGTAGCTGGGCGAAAAACTCCTCGTTCAAAAGCCAGCTCAGTAGAGTCAGTCAGCTCAGCAGCAAAGAGGACTCAGCTAAAAATAAACTCCTCCATACTAAAGAGAATTTTAACTCAAGTAGCAAAGAGGTAAATTGACATCACAAATAATAACATAACCAACAAAACCAACATGAACGTAGACAAAAACTTACAAGAACTCAATGAAATGCTTGACGCTCAGCTCACCGAATTCCGTTACGGCTATAAAGATGCCGGTCGCGACATCAAAGATGATATAAAAGGCTCAGCCAAGGCCCTCTTGGGCCTCGGCGCAATCGGCGCATCTGGTTACGGTGGATACCGTGCAGCGGACGCCATCATAGCAAGAGGTGGAATAAAAAAGGTGGGCGCAAGCGCTGGCCGTTATGTCGGCCAAAAAGCTGGCAAAGCAGGATCTTATGTCAGGAAGAACATCCCGACCCAGGCATCAATGAAAGAAGCCGGAACAAAAGCTGGTGCTTTTGCCGGTGACAAAGCTTCCAAAGCTGGTGACTTCCTCAAACAAAAAGGCGGTATGGCTAAAGGTAAGCTGATGGACCTCAAGATCCTCAAAGCGCTCCTTTCACGAGGCAAGGCCTAATGAAAACCTACGGGCTAGATTCTTCCTCTCCCATCTTGCGGTCTGTGCTCACGGAGCTCAGATCACGAGATGGTCAGGGGCAATACGCTCCAGAAGATCAGGCCGACCCTTCTGCTTTTAAGAAGGCTTACTCGAATCGCTGGAAGATCGCGGCTTCCATCGCGGCGCTCGGCATCGGTGGGGCAGCTACACTAGGCCCCCGACTCCAAAGGTTCGGCGGCAAAGGGATCCTCGGACCGGTTAAAACTTCGGGGCTGAACCGAGCCAAGAAGGCGGCAGTCAATAGGAACGCTAATCTCACCGACAAAGGCAAGCGAGGAAAAACAACCCCCTACGACCCAGGCCCGAGCCTTAGCGGAAAAGGGAAGGCGGCTACAGAAATAAATCCTAACAAGGCAAGTGGGCAACAGAAAACCAAAGCTAAGACGGCATCCATGCCAGCATCAGCAGCCAAGAAAAAGGCAGCCAAGAAAAAGGTAGCCAAGAAAAAGGTAGCCAAGAAAAAGGAGTCCAAGAAAGCCCCTCAAATGAAAGGGTCAGGAGGGGTAAGTATGAAAAAAACAGATCTTATGAATAATAATACGCAAATCACCGAGCTGCAAGGTCGCATTGCTCGGTTAATTGAGCTAAGCGACGCGTGGCAGCCTGCGGGTCTTCAAGACAAAAGTGACCGGTATCGGCGAAACTACATTCGTAGCTACGCAAAAAGCAAAAAAATCAAGAATAGCCAGGTTGCAAAAATAGCAGGCGTGGGCGCTCTTTTAGGCGGAGGCACTGCAGCCGCAACAGCAGGAGCGGTGACAGCCGGGGTTGGGATTCCCTTTCACGGCTGGCGTGATTCTAAAAGGCCAATATTACAAGCAATGAAGAGCGGCGGCATACAGGGCGCTGTGGTAGGAGCCGGACTCTTAGGCGGGCTGGGCTTATACGGGAAAACGACGCATAACAATCGACGCAAATGGGCTCGCAAAGCTGGCTACAACATCAAAGACTAAGAGCATGAACAACACAGTAACATACCTCTCCCACATCAATGGCCGCTTCGACGAGAAAGCCGGAGTAATCCGAGGGGTCTCAGTCATCACTGAAGGGACAGCTCGTGGACACGACTTGAAAATTGACGGCAAAACAGTGGAGCAAATGCTCGGGGCTTGTCAGGCCTCAAATTCTGGCAGAGTCAAAACCAAGCTAAACCACCGAAGCGGAATCGAATCCGTCTTCGGCTACCTTTCTGAATTTCGCATTGAAGGTCCTAAGCTAGTTGCTGACCTCACCCTTCTCAAGAAGCATAAGGACTACGGCCAGACTATGGAACAACTTCGGGAGATGCCTGAATCCATCGGCCTCTCTGTCGCATTCACCGGAAAGCCAGAAGTTTGCGGAGATGCAAGCAAGGCAGCTCGGGTCGAAAGAATTATTTCTGCGGACTTAGTCCCAGAGCCAGCAGCCAATCCTACAGGTCTTTTTGAGGAACCCCTCGTTAGCGAAGAAGTTGACACCCCAGATAAAAATGAAATGAGTGATATTAATCAAGTTCTACAAGCAATCGGCGATCTAAGTAGTCGCCTCGACTCCTACGACGAACGTTTTGACTCTATTGAAGGTTCCCTCCAAGGTGAGCCTGAAGGTCAAGAAGACGGCGTAACCGAAGAAGAAATCGCCGAAGCGATCGAAGCTCTCCGTGAGCAGGGATACGACGATGGCGAAATCGAAGGCATCATCTCCTCTGAGATCGATGAGCTTTACGGTGAGGAAAGCGAAGAAGAAAATTCAGAAGCGTATGAAGATGCTCCTGAATACCGCAACGGAGGAACCGACCTCGATCCGAACCAAGAGCGTGTCGGCAGTGTTGCTGAACAAGCTTCCGCAGCTCAACCATATGGCGAAGACGCTGGTGACAGTGACGGTGGTGGAGAATTTGCCCGTCTTGAGCAAATCGTTACAAATCTCGAAGCTAAAATCGCAGGCCAACAAGAAGCCGCAGACGAAGCAGCCCTTGAAACTCAGCTCGGAGAGATCCGCAGCAAAGTAGTCGCTCTTGCATCTCGCAATGACGAACTTGAAAATGAGCTCGATGCAGCTCGTCACGCACTAAATACCGGCACAGGTCGCGCAGTCGAAACTGGAGCCCCAGGTCAGGACATCACTCTTGGTGAAGGTGCATTCGAAGACACTGTCCGTCATCATCTTGACGAAGGTAAAACCAAAGGCGAATCCGTTGCCTTGGCAGCTAAAGAGAATCGCGAACAGCATCTCGACTGGCTCCGTCGTAGTGGTGTCATCGGCTAATCGTTCATTAACATCTCACATCAAAAATAAATTATGAATAGCAATAACGTTATCTCCCTTCAAGCAGATGCGGCCATCACTGGTCACACTCTAGTTCGCTTGACTACTTCCGGAACAGTCGAGGCCGCAGGTGCAGCATCAACAGCTGTCATCGGAACCGCCCTTCAAGATACACTTGATGGATCTCAGTGCGACATCGCAGTAGCCGGAGCTTTTCCAGTTCACTATGTTGTAGCATCTGGCGTAATCGGAGTCGGAGCAGCAGTTAAGTCTGATGCTGGCGGTAAGATCCAAAATCATGCCGGAACAGGAACCGCAATCGGTAATGCTCTCGAAGCATCAACCGCAGACGGTGAAATCATCCGCGTTCTCTTGAGTAACATCGTAACTGAAGACGCAGCAGCAGCCAGCTAATCCACCCTAATTACAACACCTAAATTTATACCACTATGTATGTTAATTCCGCAGCAGTAATTCGGCACGACCTAAACACCTTCGTAGAAGAAGCCGCACAAGCGGACCAATACTACATCGGTGCTAAAGTTCTCCCGATCCTCCCTAGCCCCGTTAAGAGCGGCATCTTCCCAAAGATCTCAATGTCTCCTGGTGAGCTGTTGAAGTCCGACTCAACCAAACGTGGTCCTTCAGGAACATATAACGAAGTCGATCGCAAGATCTCCACTGATACATTCGATTGCATCGACCGTGGTCTCGAAGAGCGCATCGATGATGTGTTTGTTCGCGACATGAGCCGCTTTTTGGATGTTGAAGTTCTGACATCGAAGCTCATCACTCGTATGATGATGCTCGACTACGAGATTCGTTGTGCTAATCGCCTGTTTGATGCAACTACTTTTGCAACAACCAACTCTGGAGTAGAGTATAGCGAGGCTAACCTCGCTACAATCGACTTCGCTGCTGACCTTATGTCGGCTAAAGAGAGACTTACTCGTAAGGCAGTTATTCCTAACGTAGCCATCATGAACGACTCGATGTTTAACCGCATCCGTCGCTCAGCCAAGCTTCAGACTTTCCTTTATGGAAACATCGGAGCTGGAACTGGATACCGTTTGGTAAATGCTCAGGATATCGGAGCCGCTTTCAACGTCCCAATGGTCTACGTCGCAGCCGCAACGTTTGACGCTTCTAAGAAGGGTGCTGCAAACCCAGCCCTTACCCAAGTCTGGAATTCAGACTATGTATGGCTTGGTAACGTCCAAGGTGGAGACTTCTCCGCAATGGGTGCAGGTCGCACAATCGTTTGGACCGCTGATTCTCCATCACTCTTCCAGACCGAGACTTACCGCTCAGAGCCTCGTCGAGGCGACATGGTTCGGGTTCGTCACCACACCGACGAGAAAGTCGTCGATGCAACGGCTGCTGAGTTGATTAAGATCAACAACCAGTAGAATATTCCTACGTCAAGTGCTCAGTTGACAAATGGGAGGGGTTTAGGCCTCTCCCATTTTTTATTTACTAATAATGAGCATCTTTAGCGATCAGTTCACCCGAGCCTCAGAAGAATTTCTTGAGCGCGTAAAAGAAGTCATCCTAGTCAATAACCAGGAGATAGAAGCTAGTGTCGACCCGATAACGTTTGACGACGCGATCAGAAGCGGAGGCAGGACCTCAGGGATGTTATTTGGTATCCATGTTCGGAAAACTGACTGGGACGCCGCTGGAGGCAAGAGCGGCTCTAAAGTGACCGTCTCGGGTAAGAGAGTCCGGGCAAAGTCTTTTGTTGATATAGGGGATAACCAATACGAGATCATGTGTGAAACATTTAAAGGCTCTTCTGGGTTATGATCCGGGTATCAGGAACGGAATCGATAGGCAGAGCAGCTAACAGAGCATTCCAAGACATAAGAGCCCTTAAGGTCAAAGTCGCGGCTAACAGTCTAAAGAAAGCCCTGGGTCGTCCATCTGTGAACGAAAGAGATTTGCGAGAAAAACTAAAAAACAAGCTAAGAAGTGGACGTTAAATCAAAATGCGAAAGATACTGGGCAGACCTTTTAAAGAGCAAAGGGGCAACCCGAGTCTATCCTGGACGTTGCGACGATGAAGACGTGGACACCCCATTTATTGTTTGTCGTTGTGAAGAAGCTCCAGTGACAATGCCAGGGGGCGGCGCACACCGAATAGATCCCCTCGAGATCCTTGTCATTTCACACATCAGTGAAGCCACTTCCAAAGACCATTCAGAGGCCGTCGAGTGGGTCCGATCTATTATCGAACACTCTAGCTTTCCGGATACCGGCGCTGAAATAAAGGCTCTTGGAGTAGGCCCTCTTACGGTTCGAGATGTGGCTAGTGAAGACGACGAGCGGTATGCTGACATTCTAGAATTCGTTTTCGGGTTCACCTCCCATAAACACGACGAAACACTTCCTGTTCCCCCGGGGTTAGCGGGCTTTGGGTTGACAAATTCCTAGTTAGTATAACACTCTAAAGAAATATGCCTACCCAATACAACTCAAGCACCTACGTCTTCGGAACAGATGCTGTCTCTCCCATCGCTGGGATGGCAGTCGAGTCTTTAAAAGTTGACGAGACCCCAGAATTCGAAGCCGAAGCTAAAGACCAAACCGGATCAGTAGTCTCTTACGTTGTCGGAAACGCTAAGAAGAACTTCACGGCTTCCGGGTTTCTTACCACGGACACCTTTGACATCGAAGATTTTCAATACGATGGACTGACCTTCATCATCGAAAGCAGGAGCATCACAGAATCCAACACAGACTTCAAAAAGTGCGAGCTCTCTGGAGTTGCTTACGCAGTTATCGGTGCAACAGCTGGAGCGGCAATCTAAGCTCACTCACTCACTCACTCACTCACTCACTCACTCATAACCATACAAATATATGCCTTCTTTCGACCAATTTGGAAATGTCACTGAATACAAATTCGGAATCACAACGTCTGACGCTGTAGCCGGAATGGCCCTCGAAACACTAACTATCTCTGCTAGCCCTGAATTCATGGCTGAAGCAAAAAATGACGAAGGGATGACTGCCGCTTTAGTAAAAGGTGATCTTAAAGGAGAGTTCTCAGGATCTGGCTTTTTAATCAACGAAACTGCGTTTGAGGGTGTCTCTAACTTCACGTTTGACTCTAATTTTTACATCATCCAAAACAAAAGCATTTCCCAGTCTAATACAGACTTCCAGAAGTGCGAGATTAGCGGGATCAGCTTCGCAAACATTGCCAGCTAATGATCGACTCCCTCCTAACGGAGGCCCTGATTAACAGTAACTACCGGGTTCTCGGCAAAAAGTTGCGTCCTTACTGCCTTTGGCATGAGTTCCTTCTTTTAGCGTCAGAGAACCCGATTTTTTGTGACACAGATGAGCCTGCGAATCTTGTTCACCTTGAAGCGGCAGCGAGGATTTGCTGTTGTGAATTCGGTCAACTACCTAACCCTAAGGTAAATAGCACTTGGATTAGCATTAAGGCCGTGTTCCTGGGTGTCGACAAGCAGCTAGAAAGCTTCAAGACCTATATTGCTGACTACAATGCGGGCCCAGACATCTGGCAAAAGGAATCCTCAGATAACACCAAGAAGGGCCCTCCAGGGACCATCTATACTATTGTATCTTGCCTTAGCATGGGCATTGACGAAAAAAGAGCCTGGGAAATGCCTGTAGGCCTTGCTTTATGGTATTCCGCAGCCCGCCAGTTTGACAAGGGAGGGGAGTTGGACTTCGTAACTGAACAAAGCCGACGCATAATGGAAAACCTTAAAAAGATTAAGGAGGCGGAAGCGGAAAAGGAAATCACTAAAGAGAATGGCTAAGAATCCGAAAGCAAAAGTAGATGTTGAAATCCAGGCCACTGGAGCGGCTAAATTTAAAGCGGCAACAAAAGGCCTTGGCACTGGGCTGACCGTTGGGCTCATTACCGCAGTCGCAGAAGGAAAGAAATTCAAAGCTGTATGGGAAGGCGTTAAGTGGGGAGCCATGGCCCGTGTCGGGGTCGCAAACCTGGCTCTTATATCTGGAAGTGCTATAGCGGCTACCAAAGCTATCATAGGCCTAGTTCGTGGTTCTGAGGCGATGGCTAGGGGGCTTGAACGCGCAGCGAACATCGAGATGAAGACGACTCAGTTTGAGTCGTTGTTAAAGGGAGCCTCGCTTGCTAAACAAAGAATCGCGGAACTCGTCGATTTCGCGGACAAAACCCCATTTGAAATCGAAGGAATTGCAGAAGCCTCAAAAATGCTCGAGGTTCTTGGTCGTGGAGATCTCAGCGGAATCAAAACAATCACCATGGTTGGCGATGCGGCTGCTGTCGCAGGGCGCGAACTTAATGAAGTGGCCTTCTGGATCGGAAGATTCTACGACGGGGTGAAGTCTGGACGTCCTGTTGGCGAAGCTGCTACTAGGCTCCAAGAAATGGGGCTAATTACGGGCGACCTTCGGGCTCGCATAGAAAGCTTAAACCAAGCTGGCGGAGACATGACCGTTGTCTGGGGCGAGGTAGAGGCCGCTCTGGGGAGAACCAAAGGGGGCATGGAAAAGATGTCCGAGACGATGAAGGGTCTTCAGTCTACTTACGATGACACCCGAGCATCCCTTGATCAGGCGTTAGCTAAGAACTTCCTCGATGAAGAGAAGAAAAAGCTGGAAGACATAATTAAAATAATGAAGAACCTGACTCCTGTGTTCGAAGACACGGGGGCCGTAATAGCTGCAATAAGCGGGCCGGTAAACACAGCAGGAAAGGCGTTCCTGGCTTGGGCAACTAGCTTGAAAATCGTTCAGGTAGCCATAGGCACACTGACTCGAGCTATCGTTGCTTTGGCTGTCGTAGCCACTCCAGTATTCATCTATAAGCTGATCAAGGCTCTTATAAGCCTAAACCTTACAACCAAGGCTGTGACTGTAAGCACGCGTCTTTTGTCTGCGGCTCAATTAGCTGGACGAGCAGCAGCGCTAAGCCTAGCAAAAGGAAACACCATAGCAGGAAACAGCTACATATTCCTTGGCAAAGCATCAAAGAAAGCCGCATTGGGGCTGGCTGCGTTCAACGGAGGAGCTAAAACTGCGGCAGCCGCAGGAGCGGGCGCTCAGGCCATCCCATTAATCGGCAAGGCTAAAATCCCTAAGGGAGTGGTTGCCGGATTTAAAGTAGCCACTAAAGGAATCAGCCTAGCCCTAAGGGGGATTGGAAAAGCATTTTCATTCCTTGTCAGCACATTTTTAGGCAAATTTTTAGGGATCATCGGGGCAGTCGCCGTAGTCTGGCAGCTAATTGGCGCATTCAAAAAGGCAAAAGAAGCAGGTAATGCTGTTACGGCAGCCGCAAAAGAAATGAACACATCTCTAATGAAGATGGCCTCTACTGTCAAAAACTTAAACGGGCTATGGGAATACCAAGACAAAATCGCTGGGGCACTTTCGACGGCGTATGAAAAGCTAGGCACAGCGCTAGGTGAAATGGGTAACGACAGCGAGCTCGCTAAGCTTCTTGGTATGAGTGAGGCTTCAGAAGAAGTTGAGGCACTACAGAAGCAAATTTCACAGCTAAAAGCCATGCTGTCAGGCGCAACGTCTGACGACAGATTCTCGAAATCGAAAAAAGATCGGGAACTAGCGGCAAAAGACGATGAGCGTAAAGATACCAACAAAGTCAGAGACATCGATGCCGAAATAGCAGCGGAAAAAGATGGAGCTAAAAAGATTCGACTTATACGAGAGAAGAAGCTGCTTTTCGAGCAAAAAGGAGAGACCGGTCGAGATATCGATAAGGGGAATGCAGAAACAGAAAAACGCCTCAGGGGGGCAGCCGTAAAAGGGAAAGCTGATTCCGCAACCAACGAAATAAAAAGCATCTTAAATCAAATCGAGGCAATAGAAGACACTGGGGTTGTCAATAAAACCCTTGGAACAGGGGCTGGGTTTATAGGTGCAGCTGAGCTCAAGGAAGACATCGCAGAAGCGAAAAAGCAAAAAGAGAAGGACATTTCGAAAGGTATGGACTCTGGCGACGCTGAGCTGAAATTCAATCGAACCGTAGGAGGACTACTTAAGGAGGTTTCGGAAAGAAGGAAGGAGGGCGGTCGCACCTTCGACCAAGCCGGGAACGACAGTGAGGATTTCGATGCTATGGAGGCTCGTGGACAAGCTCTACTCGACGAATCCGACAAATTAGAAGCAGCCCAAGAAAAGGGTAGACAAATAAAAAGGGACTCAGACTCCTTACCTCAACGACAAGCGCAAGCAAAAGCCGACGCAATACGCTTAGGGACGAAAAATGATAAAAACGGTGTAACGGTCAAAAAAGACGACGTCAACGACTCCATGAAGGAGACCCTAAGCAAGTTCGGTGCTGTCGAATCCCCCTCAGGAGATTTGAGCATAACCCTCGAACAGCTCCAAGACATAGACGTTGCGATAGACAAAAACGCAAAGCTTGCGGCAGAGTGGACAAACAACCTTGGCATGTCGGATGATATCCAGAGGGAAATCAATGCTCAGCTACGGCAGCAAAAAGAGATCCGTGAAGAGATCAATGCTGAGATTGACGCAACCAACGCAGAGACAGACAAGATAAAGTTCGAAGCGGAAGTGGGCAAAATAAAGCCTCTTGATGTAAATACGGATCTTTTAGAAAGAAGCCTGGACAAAGTCGAAGAAAGAAAACTGGAGATCGCACAGGAGATCGACATCAAAGCCTCGGAGCTAAAATCCCCGAATATAGAGGCTGCTGAAGCGCTAGAGCTGAGGGACCAAATTGAAGCGCTAAACAAAGAGGCTGACATCTTAGCCAGCAAAGAAGTCGCCGTTACCGCTCTTTTAAACTTCTCCCTCACGGGCGAGGAAAAACTGGATAAGCTAAAAGAGATTGAAGATGAGAAAGCCGAAATAAAAGTCAAGCTAGAGGGCCTGGGACCGGCGGTTGAAAAAACAGAAAAGCTCAAAGATGAGCTAAGCGAAGTCGACAAGAAAGAAGCGGAGCTTGTTAAAGAGCGAGACAATGCTGAAAGTGTTTACCCTCAAGACGAACAATCCTCCAAAAAGATAGAAGAGGTAAATCTAGAGCTCAAAAAAACCAGCCGTGAAAAGAAAGCGATCATGTTTGAGCTCGCAGGCGCTGAAGTGGCCATTAGCGAGCTAGATGCTATACAAGGTAGGCTTGACCAACTCACAAATGAAGAGTCTAAAATTAAGTTCGGCACATCGCTGGACGCGATGGCACGCATGCTAAAAGAGATTGAAGACGAGAAAGCCGAAATAGAAGTCGAGCTAAAGGGCCTGGAGCCGGCGGTTGAAAAAGCAAAAAAGGAGCTAAGCGAAATCGACAAGAAGGAAGCGGAGCTTGTTAAAGAGCGAGACAACGCTGAAAATGCCCTCAAGACGAACCCTCAAGACGAATGGGGTGTTGGAGCAAGAAAGCTAGAAGAAATAAATCTAGAGCTCGAAAAAACCAGCCGTGAAAAGAAAGCGATCATGTTTGAGCTCGCAGGCGCTGAAGTGGCCCTTAGCGAGATAGATGTTATACAAGATAGACTTGACCAACTCACAAATAAGGAGTCTAAAATTAAGGTGTCCATGGATGCGTTCGGCAAGCTAAAAGAGATTGAAGACGAGAAAGCCGAAATAAAAGTCAAGCTAAAGGGCTTGGAGCCGGCGGTTGAAAAAACAGAAAAGCTCAAAGATGAGCTAAGCGAAGTCGACAAGAAGGAAGCGGAGCTTGTTAAAGAGCGAGACAACGCTGAAAATGCCCTCAAGACGAACCCTCAAGACGACTGGGGTATTGAAGAAAAAAAGCTAGAAGAAATAAATCTAGAGCTCGAAAAAACCAGCCGTGAAAAGAAAGCGATCATGTTTGAGCTCGCAGGCGCTGAAGTGGCCATTAGCGAGCTAGATGCTATACAAGGTAGGCTCGACCAACTCACAAATGAGGAGTCTAAAATCAAGGTGTCCATAGATGCGTTCAGCAATGAATCCGACAGCCCAAAAACTATCGCTGAAAAAGCAGAGCTCAAAAAAGTTCAGGCTGAAAAAATAGAAGTCGAAATGGAACTTAAGGGCGTAGATCGGTTTAGCGATGACGGGGACGCTCTTACTGCTAAATTAAGAGAACTTACTGAAAAAGAAAACGAATTGCAGTTCTCAATCGCAATACCTCAAAAAGAAAAGGCCGAAAAAGTAATCACGGAAATTCAAACGGAAAAAACCGAGATCCAAGTAGAGCTGGCAGGCGCGGAGGAGGGGTCTAAAAAAGCAAAAGCCCTGCAAGACGAAATAGATGGCCTTACAGAGACTGAAAACCTGATAAAATTCTCAATAGCAACACCTAAAGAAAAATTTGATATTCTTAGAAAAGAAGAAAATGACCGGCTAAGGAAGTCTCTCGAAAAACAAGCCGAAGATCAAAAGATGCCAAAAGACAAAGCGAAGGCATTTGTCGAGGCTGGGATGAACAGGAAAAAAGCAACTGACGACGCTAAGGACGATGCGCTAGAGGCCCCAATCAAAGCCGAAAACAACTCGGCGCAATCGAGGCTCAGGATCGAGCAACTTATCCTACAAGGGAAGTTCGAAGCCGCAAGTAAAGAGCAAGAGATGCTTGACGCTGCGGAAGCTAGGCTTAAGAAGGAGCAAAGGATTAACGAACTTGTAAAGGGCGGGATGGACCCTGACAAGGCCGCAGATTTTGCAAATCAAGAGGAGAAAAATAAGGATCAAGGTGACGAGAACACTAAGAACGCATTCCGAAAGGACTCAAAGCTTCGTGCACAAAGGGACAAGGCTATTGCTGAAGGCGATAAGAAAAAGGCGCGGGCTATTGATGACTTCGAAGAGTTCGAATCAATAAAGAAGCGGGGAATGGACAACAAGCTTGGGGCAACAGAGTCAGAAGCCCTCGCTCGTGATGAAATGAAGTCCAAAATCCAGAAGGAAGCCAAAGAAGCACTTCAGGTTACCGGGTCTTACCTGCAATCGATTGGCGGTGGTGGTAGGGCAGTAGGCAATGACCCCGCTAAAATTGCAGCAGAGAGGCTTCAAAATCTCGACAAGACAACTCAGAACATCTATAAGTGGCTCGAGAACAACAAGAACAATGGCGGCCAGCCAGATGACACATTTACTATTTAACCAATTATGGCAGCAAACTTAACATATTACGGAAAAACCGACTCATGGATGCTCCAACCAGAAAGTGTTTCGGCCACCGTCGATGACCGTGGTGTATGGTCATCGCAGGCGACTTACAAAACGATGTCTGCGATCGGGTCCGTTCCTGCATTCCCAGCCGAGGTCGCCCTAGGAGCTGCGTTCCCGATGAATGGGGACTATAACTGCGACTGCTTCTGCAATAAAAGGACAATTCAAGGGGGGATAGGATTCACAACCGTGACCGGTTCTTACGTCGGGTTAGGGAACGTGGGAGGGGGCAGCTCAACAAGTCAAAGCGAGGTCAGAACTGAGTGGATTTGTAACACCCAAGCCAGCCCCATCCAAACGCACCCTGACTTCGAGGATAAATTGAAGCAGTATGCAGTAATGGACGAAGACGACCTTTTTGTCGATTTCCCCGCGTCCGCTCCTAAGGGATTAGGCGGCATAACAGACTTTCTTGAGCCCGCTGCGACCCTTAGAGTCTCGTGGGTCGAAAAGACATCTCAAGCAAAGGGGACGATCAGTAAATATACAAAGCAAATAGGAAAGATATCTGACCCACCAAAGTTTGCAGAGTTTGATCTACCTACTGGGAATAGAAACTTTCTTCTGAACTCGTTTGATTTTTCATTTTATGCCAAAGGCGCGGGCGAAGAGGCGAAGTGGGCTGAGCTGTCACTAGACTTTATGTTAAGCCAGGCAGATGGCTGGAATGAAGATATATATAAAGAGGCCAGCGGCATAACAAACGGAAACTGATGAAGAAAAACAAAACCAACGAGTTGAGGGCTCTGGTCCGAGCTAGGAGCAAAAACAAGACGACCAATATCCTCAATAGTGGGGTTAATATGAGAGCCAGCCCAACAGGGTATCATATCTCTATGAGAAGGCAGCGAAGGGCCAGGGGGGGTGGTTCAAATTGTAATAGCTGGACACTAAGCGTTAGATACGATGCTGAGAAAAAAATCTACTACGGAAGGGTCGGGGTTGGATTTCATGGGTTTAAGAGGCCAGCTCCCTTTATAAAAAACGGGAAGGACGTTAGCTTTTACGAAGACTCACTCAATGGGAAGACCAAATCACAGCAAGTTGGGTTAAAGATCCCTTTCAGGGCCGTGGTTAGTCAGACGGGTTATGTGTTACCGACAACCTTTTTACAGCAGCCGGAAAACTCTGATGACCCTGATGCCGAGCCTACTCCTGAATCTATCGTTATAGAGGACTTTGACAATTATCGGTTCAGCTTCGATCTCCCAAGGGGGAAGGAAGCGGAAGGAGATGTGGTTATGCCTATAGGGTCTTTTATCCAGGTAGAAAAGGAAACAACAGACTCTGACGGGAAGGTGACAAAAACGGTATCCTGGACGGTCGGTCAGCAGCTTGTTTCATGTGATAATACAGGGGTATTCTCTCCATTCATGGGCTATACGATCTTCTAAGGATGCTTTATCGAGATTTTCCAAGCAAAACGGACCCCCCTATAATAGAAGATGTAAGGGAGGTCGCTGAAGGTATTTGGAGTTCCGATCCGGACGCTTATATTAGCTTTGAACCGTATGGTGGCTACGGGCAAACTATTAACGAGACACCCAATGTGGTAAGAATTTTTACTGACGGCCTTATTGCCCAGGCGACAAAAAAGACTATAATTAAGAACGATGTAAAAGTCTTAACACAGGTTATAACGGTTCCATCTTTTGGCTACGGATGCTATAAATACAATGATGACATAAACATCAACACACGCGTGAGGAGAAGAGTCGCCATCGATCCAGAGGCAGAGGAACAACCAGATGACTCAATACCGTGGTCCCTTGCTTATGCTTACGATTCTGTCTATAACCCTACTCTTCTAAGCATTCTTTTTCGCTTAGGAAATGACTACGTTACGAGGGAAAATGCAATCCCCGGTTCGGCACAAGAAGGGGACAGTGAAATTTTAGGTCTTCAAGGGACTCCTTGGGAAGCTTTATTGTCTGATGCAGGGATAGAAGGTTGCAGCGTTAAGTCTGAGAGGGTTGGAGGGCAGTTTGATGGTTATACGACATACACCATCGAGTTTCCGGAACTAGAGGATGGAGAGAGCGAGCCTGGGCTTATCGAGCTAAGGTCTTCTGAATCGTTTGTCTCTCGCGTGGCATCACTTCAGCTTGCTGGAGGGGGGTTGGATTACTCGTTGATTTTCGGAATAGACAATAGCTCTACCGGACGCTTGGGGACGGAGTATGGATTGTTAATGGACGATTATAAGGGGCTTGACGAGCCGGTATTAGTCCAAGAGGCTGATCCCAATCCTCGATTCGGGAATCCTACCCCTAACTATTGGGAAATCCCGATAAAAAAAGCAAACAAGGAGATGGTTCGTCTCCGTCCTGTAATTACACACGGCACTGTTGTGTTTTCAGGGCCTCAGAAATACGTATCAAAAAATGAGTATCGGAATACAACCACCACAACGAAAGTTGTGCTTAATGATGATGGGTTGGGCTACAGCTTTGAAAGCGAAACCGACGTCAGTGAAGGTGGTGGTGGACCTGACCCGGCGGTAATAACAACGTCATCTCTCGCTCCTACAATTAAGACGGTCCACAATAATATGGTGGCTAAGTTCGAGGAAAAAAGATACATTTTGGGGTCAGGTGTGTCAGGTGGTAATAGCCAATTCTACGGTGGTCAGGGCCTCCAGGTTGATAAAGTTCCTTTTGACTGGCCAAGCCCTGGCAGTGAAAAGGTGGTTCCTGGGAATCCTGATGCCCCGTATGATTTTGGGTCTATAACCTATAAGAAGTCCTACTTTTTCGCGCATCTACCAATGAATAGCCCTATTTTAAAATGGGATTATGTGGTTCATGAGGCCACTAGTGAGGGGCAACTTTACTTCGCAGATTTCACCCCGACAAATAATCATAAAATTGTAACTTTGGACTTCACCAACGCAGAGCAAGTTGCCGTCACTTTTGCTGCTGGTGATAGGAGCGATGATCCAAACTACAACCCTGATGATGACCCTTTGAGTGGTCTTGAGTTTCAGGAGAATGCTCTTTTCCTTGATTGCACTGAAGCGATGGATCAGTCGGATAGGTCGGAGATTGCATGGCTGTATTATTTCCCATCCAGACCTTATTATGGGCCTCCAGTGGAGGGTGAGGAAGAGGAAGAGCCTTACGTGGTTACGTCAGGAATGTATGCTTACACCAGCAATGCTTGGAGTATTCTGCCTTTCCCGACTGATTTTGGAAGTGTTAATGACTATATGCTCCCTGAGAATGAGGTAAAAGGTTTGGGCGGTAAGAAGCTGTGGCCTGATGAATTACCTAAATGGCATGAGACAACTGAGACTTTTGTTATTGAGGTTGAGGGAGAAGGTGCGTGACACGCACGTCACACTTCTAACAGTTTGTCTTTTTATTTGACGACTTCTGCAAACTCGGATAGACCCTTGGGGCAAGAGGATCAACGATCCTCTGACTGAGCATGACGACGACGACCAACCCAAACTGGGTCCTCCTTGAGGGACCCCGAAACCGACCCACCTTGATGCGGTCGTCAGTTGTTAGGCTCTCTGTAGAGGCAAAAAAAGACACAGGCGGCCTCCGTAGAGAACCACCTGTATCTTACTTTGAGTCCGGACGAGGGACGACGACATGGAAAACATACCAAATTTGCACTAAATAGCAACAACAAAACAAACAAAAAACAAAACAACATGAGCACTGGATTATCAATATACGAGAAAATAAACGACCCGATTCAAGCGGTCACACAGCTTGGCGAAATGTTCACCCGATCAGGGATGTTCGGATGTCAGAAGATTGAACAAGGACAGGTCTTAGCACTAGCCTGCATAAGCGAAAAAGTAAGCCCCTTTGAGCTTGTCAAAACATACCACATAATCGAGGGTAAACTAGAGATGAAGTCTAGCGCAATGCTGGCAAGATTTCTTGATATGGGCGGCAAGTGCATTTGGAAGTCAGACCTGCAATCTGAAGATGTTGCAGCGGCTCACTTCGAGTTTCAAGACAACAAAGGGGATTTTAGCTATTCGATGGAGGATGCGAAGCGAGAAGGGCTGTCAGATCGTAAAGTCTGGAAAAAGCACGGCCCTGATATGTTGAGGGCGAGATTGACATCAAAAGTGATCCGAATGCTTGCACCGCAGATCAACGCGGGCATCTACGCTCCAGAAGAGAATGAAGCATTCGGAGTGGCCCAAGTCGAGAAAGAGCTCAAACTTCCTGAGGCCCCGAAAGCAGAGCCAGTAATCGAAGCGGCAGTCGAGATCATAGAGACCCCTCCTGTCGTGGAAGTTACGGAGATCGTCGCAGAGGAGAAGCCTCTTGCTGAGAGAGCAATGGAAGTTATCAAGGGAATCGGAGAGGAGCGAGTAACGCATTTTCTCAAGTCACGAGGCAAGATTCCTGCGGATGGTGATCTTAGCAATTTGACTGATGCTTACTATACAAACATTGTAACAATGCCTGAAGTTTTTGAGCGTTCTATACAAGTGGCTGAAAAAGAGGAAGGGGGTAAATAATGCCTGCTACAAGACACCACCCATACGGGCCTTCAGCTCTTCCTATGTATAATGCTTGCTCTGCATTTGAGCGGGCTGAAGACGACGGGAGTCCTTCCAAAGATCGTGACTTCGGCACTGAGGCTCATACTCGACTTGAGGCGATGCTCAAAGGCGAAGATGTCGATTGGGAGGGCTATTCCCCCTTTGACAAGCAGGAGCTTGAGTGGGCAGTCGATACTGTAAAGTCACAAATGAGCTCAGAGTTCCCTTTAGAGGTCGAGCAAGAGCTCCAGGTTTTTGGTGATTCCGGTGACGAGCTGACCTTTGGCACAGTCGACGTCGTCAATGGAGACCAAATCTGGGATCTAAAGACAGGCAAGATGGACCCTGACTTCCATTACCTTCAAATGGCAGCTTATGCTCTTGGAGTTATGCAGAGATCAGGAAAGACAGACAAAGTCCGAGCGACTATTCTTTACTCACGACTTAAAGTCCCCTATTCTTTTGATATAACGTATGACGAAGCTAAATCAGCAGTCGAAGATGTTTTCGCACGCATCATGTTCGACGAGGCTATTCCCACCCCCAACGAGAGGTGTGCATATTGTGCAAAAGCAGGGAATTGTGACGCGCTGCTTTCTATAATGGAAAGCCTTACCGGAAACGAGATCCCTGCTGACTGGGAGATCGATCCTGATTCTTGGGCAATGGTCAGCTCTGTTTGCAAGAAGGCTGATGTATTCATCAGCAACGCTAAGTCGATAATCCGCAAAGGGATGGTCGATGAGGGGGTGCAAGCTCCAGGCCTCAAAGTGAGAAACTCTCGTGGCAATAGATACATTTCAGACCTTGTTTCGGCATTCCCGAAAGTCGGTCTTAATCAAGAAGAATTTCTTTCGTGTTGCTCGATTTCGGTCGGCAATCTCGAAGGCAAAGTCGCGGACGTCCGTGGCACAACCAAGAAGGAGACCGAATTCATCCTCGAGGATGAGCTGGGAGAGCTCCTTCAGCGCGGCAAAGACAAGGCGTTCGTCGTCGAAGACAAGCCGCGAGTTCCCAAAAAACGCAAACCAGCGAAAAAACAAAACAAAACAACAAACAAATAATAATAATATGGCAAAAGTAAATATGACCGGCCAAACACAGGCTATCGTCCAATTAGATCCAGGCAAGTATATCGCTGAAATCGTAGGTTGGGAATTTGGATTCTCTAGCAATGGCAACGAAATGTTGACCGTAGTTATTGAGTGCTGCAAGAACCAAGCTGGCACGGGGGCAAAAGGACGAATCTACGATCGTTTGGTGTTCACCTCTAATGCAGCATGGAAAATCGAACAGTTCGTCGAGTGCTTTGCAGCATCCGGAGGAATGGTGGTGAATGTCGGAGACGATGTTGAGATCGATGATTCGGTAATGGCGAGCACGTTCTTAAACTCCAAAGGCGGGGTTTCGGTTATCCAAGAGACCTACGACGGAAAATCTCGTGCAGTCATCGACACCTACGTCCCCTCAAAGGACGCTGGAGTCTTTGCTAAAGGGCATACTCCTCGAGTCCTTACACGCAGTCAGAAAGACGCGGCTCCCGCTCAGGACGCTCAGGTTGAGCAATCTCAGGTTGTAGTTGAAGACGACATCCCCTTTTAATGGTTGATAATAACAGAGCTGCATTCGGTCCAATCGGGCGGGATGCAGCTTCCCTTTGGGAACTATGGGTAGAAGAAGAGGCTCGCTTCTGGCTTGAGGAAAACCCGAATTCATGGTTTCCTAAATCATACTCAATGGATAGCAACTTTAAGTTCGGGATAGACCCTCAAAAAATAGCGGAAAAAAACGGCTGGAGTTTCTCTGACGGGCTAATACTATTGGCCTTTTATATCCCCATAAACGAAACCCTGAAATGGAACGACAAAGGGCTCACACGAAAAAACTAAATGGAACTACGCGACTACCAAAACGAAGCCGTATGGAAAACTGTAGAGAGCTTCGCTGAAGGGCACAGAAAAGTATTGATGGTGATGGCAACAGGGGGCGGGAAAACCATCACATTCGCACACATGGCAAAGCTGATCGGAGGAAAGACGCTGATATTAGCTCATCGAGACGAACTGATCCAGCAGGCGGTAGACAAGCTATATCGAGCTTGCGGAATAGTTGGGCGCATTGAAAAGGCGCAACATAAAGCCCCCCTTGGATCAACTTGCGTAGTTTCATCTATTCAAACTATGAGCAGAAGGCTAAAGAAATGGCCTCCAAACTATTTTGATTTCATTGTAATTGATGAGGCTCACAGGTCTCTTGCAAAATCTTACATTAAGATCATTGATCACTTTGAGAAGGCTAAGTTGCTTGGAGTAACGGCCACTCCAGACAGGAACGATAGGCGAAGCCTCGGAGATGTCTACGAAACGACATCTGTAGACATCGGAATCGTAAAGTTAATCAAAGATGGCTGGCTATCCCCAGTTAGAATCAGGACGATTCCTCTTGAGATCGACCTTGGAAAAGCAAAAAAGTCTAAGGGAGATATCGATGTCACTGAGATGGGTCATGCGCTTGAACCATTTATCAACAAGCTAGCAAGAGAAATCTTGGACAATGCGGGGAAGCGAAGGACACTTATCTTCCTTCCTTTACGAGAGACCTCCCGCAAAATGGTAGAGGCTCTTAAAGCTCTCGGAGCAACGGCAGTCCATGTTGATGGAGAGTCAAAAGACCGTAGCGAAATACGAAGGGCTTTCGAAGCAAATGAGGTTCAATTTGTCTGCAATGCAATGCTTTGGACCGAGGGGTTTGACGACCCTGGGATCGAATGTGTCGTTCCGCTTAGGGCTACGACCTCCAGATCTTTGTATTGTCAGATGGTAGGTCGGGGGACTCGGTTGTTCCCGGGCAAGAAAGATCTTTTAGTTCTAGACTTCCTTTGGCATCATGAGAGGCACTCATTGTGTGCTCCAGCGTGTCTTGTCGGAGCTGGCAGATCAGACCTAGAGGAAGAGACTGAAGTTATCATGGGGAAAAGCTTCAAGGGGGACGAAGAACTTGATTTAATAGAGGTCCTTAGTGAATCCGAGAGCAAGGCTGAGTCATCACTAAAGAGAAAGCTTGAGGAGGAAAACAGAAAACGTCGCTTGAGAGAGAATAAAGGAGGCGGGGAAGTCGACCTGCTTGATCTTAAAGAGCTTGGGGTAACTTTCAAGCCAGCTCCATTTGCTCCCCCACCATCAGAAAAGCAAGTCTCTTTGCTTAGGAAGTTTAAAATTGACCCCTCAAAAGTTCACACTAGAGATCAGGCAACCAAGCTGATTGGACGATTCTTGGCGAGAAGAAAAACCGGGTTAGCTAGTCCCGTTCAGATGCGATGGCTCAAAAGGTTTGGGCACGAGTCCCCAGAGACGGCGACAGCATCCGAGGCGAAAGAGTTCCTTACGACTAAATTTTCAAAATGAGACTAAATACAACCACACTTGTGAACCTCCCTATTTTAGCTATGGGAAAACCAAGAATGACGCAGCAGGACAAATGGAAGAAGCGTCCCTGCGTCGTAAGATACCGCAAGTTCTGCGATGACCTAATCAAGTTAATCCAGGAAGCTGAGCCTGAATGGATGCTTCAGCTTACGTGTGGAGAAATCGAGGTCGTGGGGATCACCTCGATCGTAAGGTTACCGATGCCTAAATCATGGAGCATGAAAAAGAAGGAGCTGAAGGCGGGGTCCTTGCATGACTCAAAGCCAGACACATCAAACATTTTTAAAGCCATCGAAGACGCTGTTTGCGTCGAAGATAAACAGGTGGCACTAATCAACTGCTCGAAATTTTGGACTTGCGGAGACGCACGAGTAGACATCGAACTATTATGGAAACAAACAACAACATGAGTAAACACGAAACTGCGGACAGAAAGATGAAACTAGTAGGCCTAAAAAGGTTTCGATCCGGAGGCAGGACTAAAAAGGGGATGGCTGAGCTGGAGTGTCGAATGCGACAACGGTTCGGTGAAACATGGGGAGAAAACATGATCGAGCTATCGAATCCCCTTGTCGTAGCACTTTGCTCTGTTATCGATAAGATGGACGTCAAGAATCCGATCGTCTTCTTTGGGTCACTAAGGCTGGCTTGTGAGCGGATGCTAGCTAACACAACAGGAGGCAATGACAATATTCATGAAGCCTCAAGAAGAACTCTTGGTTGGCTTCCAATGGCTTTGACGGACGGGGAAATTGGAGAGCTCATGGACGAGGTCGAATTCATATCATCGCTAACCGACGAAGAATACAAGAAATACCTTGAAGAGACAGATTAACATAAACGACGACGACTTAAATGGAAACATTACCAAACTCCGTATCGGAGTATTTGTCGGCTTCCTCTGTTGAGGGGGAAAGAAACAGAAGACTTTTCAATGCAGCCTGTCAGCTCCGTGATTCGGGGTGGGCGGAATCAGATGCAATGGGGGTTGTGGGGAGGAAAGCTGTCGATGACGGTCTTTCGCAGCAAGAAGTCACGACGACTTTGAGGTCTGTATTTAGGAGGGAATCAAGAGAAGAACCAAAAAATCAATCTCGAAGTTCGACTCCGTTTAGAGACAGGAAGCGAAATTTCAAAATCAAGATGGGCTCTTCAGCCCCTCCGAAGCTACCATTAACTGAGGTTCCAAAGCAAGAGGCGACGACAGGATACTCTGATTACTATAGAGAAAACTTTTCTGAGCATGACACCCCACCAGACTACAAGGTCCATGATGGAGAAGGGGTTATCCCAGAAGGTGGAATAGGTGCGGAGGAGTTTATCGACGCTATGTTTGAGCCAGGATTAGCATTCTGCTTACACAAGGCTGAACTTGGAGTTGACGGGAAAGAACACCCCGCAGCAAGCGCAGCAGTATCGAGAGTATTCCCTTACGAACGCTGGAAAGAAATCTCAAAAAGGAAAGGCGGGGCAGACCGAATTTACGAGAACAATGCGGGGTGCTATATATCTCTAAACCCCCTCAAAGGCGGGAAAAGGAGGCTTGAGAATATCTATGACTACAAGCATTTTTTACTAGAGTTCGATGACATCCCAAAAGAACATCAGTATCGAGTTATCTTGCGCTCAAAGATCCCCTGCACGGCGATCCTAGACACTGGGGGAAAATCTATTCATGCTGTTGTGCTAATCCAAGCTGCTGGCGAAAGCGAGTGGCGAAGCAGGGCAACCTTTATTCTGAACCATTTCAGGAAATACGGACCAGACACATCCAATAATGATCCGACACGAATGACTCGTCTTCCTGGATATCGTCGGAGCGATACCAAGAACTACCAGCGCTGTCTGCACCTCCGCACAGGGGCTAGGTCTTACGAAGAATGGGAAAAGGAAGCCGTCGAGCTGACTGAGACGGAGATGAACATCGAAAAGATGATGGACTTTAAACCGGAAGAAGATCCGGACATCCTTCTTGGAAATCGGTGGCTCAACCGTGGGTCGGCAGCGATCCTCTCAGGTCAGTCTGGGATCGGTAAGAGCTCATTTATCATGCAGATGACCTGCACATGGGCTCTAGGGCGTCCGTTTTTCGGCGTCAAACCTACTGGTCCCATGCGGATTCTTCTTATCCAAGCTGAAAACGATTACGGGGACATGGCTGAAATGCTTCAAGGCACAACCTCAGGGATGGGTCTGAGCACTGCGGAGATTAAGAAGATCTCTAAAGGCGTAGTTCTGAAAGAGCAGGCAAAGCTCTCTGGAGAGGAATTCGTAGGCTACTTGGCTTGGCTGATTGATATGAACAAGCCAGACCTCGTGATTGTTGACCCATTGCTTCACTACTTCGGTGGAGACTTGGCAAATCAACAAGACGCATCTCACTTTCTCAGAAAGCTGATCCACCCTCTTGTTAAGACTCGAAAAATATGTCTTCTTTTCGTTCACCATACAGTCAAACCCCCTCGCGATAAAGGTGACTGGGGACGCTTTGATGCAGCTTATGCTTCGTTTGGTTCTTCTGAGCTCGTGAATTGGCCTCGTGAGGTAATGACGCTTGGGCGAATTAATGACGATGGTGAGTTCCTTCTCGCTTTTGCTAAGCGGGGAAAGAGGGCTGGGATGCTGGATTCTCATGGGACTCATACCGATGCTATTATCTTGAAGCACGCAACAGACCGCATCTACTGGGAACGCTCAGAGACAACGGTCGAAGATCTTTGGGCCAAGCCTAAGAAGGAGTCTAAGGCAAAGCCAAAGACAGCTGAGGAAAAAGTCGATTACTTCGATACCGGAGGAGAACCTGACGATCTCATGGAGGTCATAAAGGGTCTGCTGAGGCGTCTTAAGTGGACTAAGAGCGGGTATAGCAGAAAACAAGCTCTTACTTACGGCAGACAAGCTTTGAAGCTTTCAGCAAAAGACAAGCCCATGCTTTCGGAGAGCTTGAATTTTGCCTTAGTGACTGGTCTTCTTGTATCTGATGAGGAGGCTGGGAAGATCTACCTTACTGATGATGGATGGAAGTTCCGTCGAGGGGAAGAGATCGACTTGAGTCCTGTAACTAAGCTTGAGGGCGAGGACATGGATCTGATCCCCGATAGCTCAGTGAGCAACTCCGTCACAATGGACGATGATCATCCGTTTTAGGTTGACTTACAAATAAACAAAAGCCCGCTCTTGGTTGTTTCCAGGCGCGGGCTTTTTAGTTTAATTCCTAATCCCCAAATCCACATATAATCCCTACTAGGACCTTCTTCAACCCCCCTCTCGCTTGGGGTCGGAGTTACGATATCTTTATACCCCCCTTTACCAAAGCCCGTAGGGGCTTATGGAATAAAGGGGGTGTTTTGTCAAAAACAAAATAAAGAAATCTTCACCCCTGACTCTGGAGTCCCCCACCAAACCGCTACCGCTTGCCGCTTACGCTGCGTCCGGATTGGGAGCGCTATTAGGGGGGTATTCCTAAGGGCCTTCGTTGGGATTCAACGTGCTAAGTGACACGCGTGTCACAAGTTGACAAAAAGAAGAGAACAAGATGAGTGATAATCCGACCCCGTTTTTTGGCTGCGTGTTTGAAGCCGAAGACCCAAAAGGCAACTATTTTTCTGAAGACCCAATTCAATTAACTCACTTGGGTGAAGGCAAAAAAAGAAACGCAGGAGGTGGTGTAGCAGCAGCTACATTGGCTGGCGCTGGCGCTTATGGGATTACTGAGAATGTAATCGACCGTAAAGGCCTCCCTAGATCCTGGGCAGCCAAAGAAATGAACAAAGGCTGGAAAAAAGACAAATATAGCAGCACCGGTCAGAGGGCCTCAAAGGTAACTCGTAAAGGGGCTACAAGAATCGCTAAGATCGAGGCTATCGAAGCCAGGAATCAAGCCAAATACGACAGCCTAGTCGACTCAAAAGGAAAGGCTCTTAAAGGGCAAGCGAAAGCCAGGGACCTTGTTTTCAAGAAGGCAGACAGATTAGACAACTCAAGACTGAAAAAGCGGAGTAAGCAACTCAGCAACGCATCCACAAGAGTCCACAACAAATATGCGGGTAAACTCAAAGGCGGCGCAGCTATCCTTGGCGCTGGAATCACCATCGCTTCTTACCGTCAATCTTATAAGCAGGGGCAAAAGAAGGGTCGCAGCGAATTTGCAGCTAATGAGATCATCACCGATCTTTCCTCTCTTTCCTCCCTAATTAAAAATCAATACTAAACAAACCATGAAACTTACAAACGCATCCTCTTCAGCTAGCCTTTCCGCAAGAGCAGAACTTTCACGGGCAGGCTCTACCGGAGCCGTAACCGTCGGGTCTGCTGCACAGCAAGTCAACTTCCCTGATGCCGATCAGGCTTATCAAGTTCAGGCTTTATTCGCTGATGCTTCTACGGCTTCGCTTGATCTCACAACTGGAATTGCCTCTGGAGATGCTTGGGTAGCTCCTGTTAAGCAAGTGGAAACGACAGAAGCAGTCGGAACCATCACAACCGCTGGTTCACTTATTGTCGGAGTTTCCTCGGCAGACGTCCCTGATGGGAATATCTCCTTAGGGGTCCCCGTAGCCGAGAATGATACCCCCTCTACTTGGGCAGCCAGAATTCGTGCGGTGCTTTCTTCAAACACAACTATTGCGGGGCTCTTCGACGTCAGCGGCACAGGGGCAAGCATAACCCTTACTAAGCTACCATCAGAAACCTACACAATGGGGGCTGAAGTTGTTGAAATGGCTTACGCTGATGACCCTACTTTAAATATCTCCATTGAAAATGACACAGCTGTAGGGGCCATTGAGGACCTAACCTCAAACCCGACTGCTGCTGGGATTGCTGCGAGTGGCGTTTATATTGTGAACTCCGACGTCGATTTTGAGGGCATCGCTCTTGAATCTCCAAGTTCGATCTATGCAGTCTCAATGGAGCATTCTTCTTCAAACCCATCAGGCCAGGTTGTCGATTATACAGCTGGAACAGAATTCTCAGGACGATTTGCTTCCACCCAACTAAAATCCGCTTCGGCGCTGCTGATTCACCCAGACCCAGCAATCCTAACCAGCCTAAGTTTCCTTAGTGCTGGAAACTCGGGGCTAATCAAAGCCACCGTTATTGCGAAAGTCTAATGAACGAAGCAAAAGCCATGACCTTGTGGATTTTGCTGATCTACACCCTCCTTTATCTCATCTCTCAACAACAACCATATTAACATGACCAAATCAATATTCACATCAAAAACCGCAGCATTGTCGTTTATCACCGCCCTCGTCGGGGCCGCGGCTTTTTTCGTCCCGTCGCTTGAAAACTTTGTTGCTTCCAACTCTTCTCTTATCCTGTCTTGTCTTGGCGTAATTGGATTCGCTCTGCGGATGGCAACTAGCGGCAAGGTAGCTCTCTTTCCTGGAGGAGAATAATGGGGTTTCTTAAGTCCTTTTTGATTGCGGCAACAGTCTACCTGAAGGTTCTGCCTGCTCTTCATCTTAGGGGATTGTATAAAGACTTAGATTCTATAGAGGATGAGATTTATAAACTCTCTTTTGATGGCGGTGCTGCTTCCGAGTTGCGGATGGAACAGCTCGCAAAGCGAAAAAGACGTTGCCGTGAGCAGATCGGCGCTATACGATCCACCTATGATCACCTTGATTGATGGCCAGACTTATGAATTTAAGGAAGGCCAAATTGAGGGCGACGGCCAAGCCTTTTACTCTAGATACCGCTATATGCGGGCTATAGTTATAGGGAAATGAAGAGAGTTGCTATAGATCCCGGGCACGGAGGAAGTGATGTAGGAGCGGTTTCTCCTTCTAATCTACACGAAGCCGACATGACTTTGGATGTGTGTAAGCGCATCCAGTCTCTGCTTGAGTCTCAAGTCGATGTCGTAATGACCCGTTCTGACGACTCTTATGTAAGCTTGGGAGAAAGGGCGGATATATGCAATACCGCTAAGTGTGATGTCTTTGTCTCTTATCATTTTAATGCCGCAACCACGATGCTGGCCAACGGTTGGGAAATATTTACAACGAAAAAAGACAACAACTCAGACAAGCTAGCCACTTGCATAGGCAATTTCCATGCTGCCTTATTCCCTAACCAGCACGCCCGCCAAGACTGGTCAGATGGCGATCTTGACAAGGAGGCCAATTTCTCAGTAATCCGCAGGGCTAATTGCCCAGCTGTTCTAATGGAGGGGGAATTCATACACAACGCTCTAGGTGAATCACTTATAAGGAACCCGGCAAATAGAGAGAAGATGGCTATCGCTGTCGCAAATGGTGTGTTAAAATACCTCGGCTTGAAGCTTTTAGACGATTCAGTTGACTTTAACCTATCAGTAACACAGCGATTAGACAGAATTGAAAATCACTTAGATCTCCCCACATAACTCCCCTGCAATGACCCTTACAATGATGCTCCCCAGCTTGGCAGACGTTTCCATGGATTTCTCTACCTGGAACGAAGCTGGGGGTTTGCTGGGCATGATATTTGCGGCGTTGTTCGTATTAATAGGAACTTTTCAATGGCACCTGAAAACTCAGGACAGAGAACATACTGAGACCGTGAAAAACATCCTTAATGAGGAGAGGGAAGAAAGAAAGCGGTTATCCCAAGAGCATAGAGTGACTTATGATAAGTTATCTGATGCAATCACTCAACTTAGCAAAAGCATTCTAGAATCAAGGAGATAACTAGTTTGGGTTGACATCCCCTATTTTGTTGTGAGCTCCTTTGATTTTATTGTAGATGTTGAAAAGAAAAAGCTTGTAAGCTCTTTCTACGCCACTAATTCAGCAACTGCTCCAGCCGTTGTTTTTGGTGATCTTTCTGGCATCAAGGTTAGGCTCGTCGAGCCCAGCGAAAGCGACACCCTCGTCTGGGATTACGTCCCGCTTGAGGGATACTCAATCCGAGTTGGCATAGGGGCTTTAACAGACGAAAACCCGTCAGCCTATGTTGAACTAACCGAGGACATTCCTGCCCCGTCTGCATCAGTCACTAAAAAAAGGACCGGGGTTACCGACTCTGTCGGGGATTTGCAAAGAGCCGTTATATATAACGACCCGTATGAAGGCACGTTCCAGATCGGCGTCAATTCGGAGCAGACAGGACAAATAGGGATTTTCGATTCGGCGTCTGATATACAGGAAGCTATTGAATCCCTTTCTAGCATTGGGGCAGGCAACGTAACCGTTACAGGAAGCGCTTTGGATTTCTCTGTAGCATTCAACCGCAGCCTGGGAGAGGTCAGTTATCTTGAGGTATTTACAGACAACTTAATTGGCGTCTCAGGTAAGCAAGGAGAGCTTGATCTTAACGTCGGAGGAGTAGCAGCCCTGCTTGGTGATTTGGGTAGCGTTTCGACTACTCTGGAAATCGTTAAGTTTGATACTGTTAAAAGCAGCTCAGAGACGATTTTGCAGCTGCCGATTACCCTTACTCAGGACGTTATCCCGGATGTCCCTCCGAGCATCACTCCAACCCAGACTTATGCCTCGTCTTCTCATCAGCACGTTATTGCGGATATCATTGACTACGAGGAAAACTCAAATGTCGTTCTTAAAACAGACGACAACTTGAATGGCAACAGTTTCTTTCTTCCAGGTATTTCATTAACTACCTCCCCTAGTAGCGACAAGGTCGTTTCTGCGGCTGGGATTAAATCGTATGTCGATAGCCAGTCTTCTCTTTCAAGTGACCCTTCCCCTACTCTTTCTTTCGATCTCGAACTAAACGACAATTCCATTACCTCTTCTTCCGGGATCATTCGCTTGGATGGTGATGTGGATTTAGGCTCTTATGTTTTAAAAGGCGATCAAGAAGTCGATTTTACAAACAATACCGATGTATTGACCTACTCGGCTGATACGGGATTTGTTAGCTTGCAGAGAGCTGTCGGAAAAGTTGCTTTTGGTGAAACCTCTCCTGAATCCCCTGAGAATGGCGATGCTTGGTATGATACTAATGAAGGGCTTTTGTATGTCTATTATTCTGACGTAGATTCTTCTCAGTGGGTCACCGTATCTGCCACTGGAGAGCCTGGCGAAATTGGCGCGACTGGTCCGATTGGCCCAACCGGCCCAACCGGAGCAACTGGTCCCGAGGGCCCTGAAGGCCCAACTGGTCCAACCGGGCCCAAAGGCGATACAGGAGCAACCGGAGCAACTGGTTCAACTGGCGCAACTGGCGCAACTGGCCCTGAAGGTCCCGAAGGCCCAATCGGGGAAACAGGAGCCGGAGTCGAAGTTATTGGTTCTGTTTCTGATTCGACATCTCTTGACCCTTCATACGTAGGTGCTGTCGGTGATATGTTCATTGCTCAAGATAACGGCTATGGTCATGTCTGGAACGGCTCTGCTTGGGATGACGTCGGGCCAATTCAAGGCCCAAAAGGTGACCAAGGATCCTTAGGTCCAACTGGTCCTACTGGTCCATCTGGTCCAGTTGGCGCAACTGGGGGTTCAGGCCCACAGGGTCCGCAAGGAATTCAGGGCCCAAAAGGAAATACTGGATCGACAGGAGCAACTGGTTCAATCGGAGCCACTGGTTCACAGGGGCCTCAGGGAATTCAGGGCGTCAAGGGTAACGTTGGTCCGGTTGGCGCACAGGGCATTCAAGGTGAGCAGGGCATCGAAGGAGAAGGCGGCGGGTTTTCATACACATCGGCAGGCTCGGTTTTGCGGATTACTAATGATCTAGGGGCAGATTACTCTTTAAATGGCACAACTGTTACCATCTCTACTGATCCAGGAATCAATTCTGGAGGCGGCGGCGGTGGCGGAGGAATATCTATTGTAGGCTCGATATCTACAGAATCTTCACTTACTTCTTCCTACATCGGGGATATCGGCGATATGTTTATCGCTCAGGATACCGGTAATGGTCATGTCTGGGATGGTTTCGTATGGAACGATGTCGGGGCAATCAGGGGGCCTGCTGGCGCTAATGGTTCTAATGGTTCTGACGGATTACCAGGCATCAACGGTGCAGAAGGCCCCGCTGGTCTAACTGGTCCTGAGGGTCCTCGAGGCCTGGAGGGCCCTGAAGGCCCAACTGGCCCTCAAGGTGCTGCTGGAGTCAAGGGGGATACTGGCGCAACAGGAACACTCGGACCTGCTGGCCCCGAAGGCCCTGCTGGTCAAACTGGAGCAACTGGCCCCACTGGCCCAACCGGAGCAACCGGCTCAACTGGCTCAACTGGCCCTAAAGGTGATACAGGCCCTGCTGGAGCTGACGGAGCTACCGGACCAGCTGGGATTGACGGAACTGGGGTAACTGTAGTCGGCTCTGTATCTTCTTCTTCTTTTTTAAACCCATCATACGCTGGATCTGTCGGTGATATGTTCATTGCCCAGGATACTGGCTCTGGTCATGTCTGGGATGGATCTACTTGGAATAATGTTGGTCAAATACAGGGTCCCGCTGGAGTAACCGGACCGGTAGGTCCAACTGGCCCCCAAGGTGTCGATGGACCTACCGGTCCTGCTGGTCCCGAAGGTCCCGAAGGTCCCGCTGGAGCTAATGGTCTTAGTGGCCTCACTGGACCCTCTGGCCCAACTGGTCCTGAAGGTCCCGAAGGCCCAACCGGCCCAACAGGGGAAACTGGCCCAGCTGGCCCAACTGGCGCAAAGGGCCCTGTTGGAGACACGGGTTTAACTGGTCTTGCTGGGGCTCCAGGTCCTGAAGGCCCAGCTGGATTTGATGGCGACATCGGTCCCGCAGGACCTCAGGGAGAAACTGGCCCAACCGGCGCAACTGGCCCCGCAGGAACTAATGGCATTAATGGAGTTGATGGGCAGGATGGCACTGGGGTAACTATAATCGGCTCCGTCCCTAGTTCTTCAGATTTAGAGGCCTCTTTCGCTGATATTTGGCAGCAGCTTGGGGAAGAGTTTAATGGAACGGCTTCGGGAGATAAGTTTGGCTCAAGTATAGATGTCAGTTCCGATGGCACTCGGATTGTTATCGGTTCACCTTTTGAAGGATCTGGTGAGGCGAGGGTTTATTCGTGGAACGGATCGTTTTGGTCACTCATGAATGGGGGGTTATTGGATACATCCTACGTCTTCCTTGGGAACGGCGAAGACCTGAATCCGTATGTAATTGGCGCGGATGTTTCAATTAGTGGTGATGGAAACACTATAATGGTGGCTTGTTCTAATAGCATTTCTTCTGGAGATGGCCTTGTAGTTCGCCTTACATATGATGGTAATACTTGGACGCGCCAGGGTATGTGCGGTTTCGGTAGTCTTTATTACGGATTTACTTACGTTAAGCTTAGTGCAGACGGGGCAAAGACAATTACGATGATTAAGTCGCCCGGCAGCCCGCAACCTCGCGAGTGCATCATGTTTGACACGGTTGATTTGGATACAAATTGCCGAGCCAATTCTAGAATTGATGACCCGCCCTCATTCACTGTGGATATGAGTGCTGATGCGGCTAACATTAATGGTGACGGCACGGTTGTGGTTGTTAGTGAGAAGCTAGCAACTCGCAATGGTTTTACAAATGCCGGCGAAGTGAGAGCTTATAATGTTTCTGGCACTACGGTTACGCAGCGCGGTCAGTTTATATCCGGAACAACCCAGGATATGAAGTTGGGGGAGGGTGTGGACGTAGATTCTTCTGGAAATAGGATCGCCATGACTTGCGGATCAGGCGTTAGGGTTTATGATCTAACTGACGGGCTGTGGGTTCAGGCGGGGCTAGACATAGCTGTTGGGGTGGAAATCGCCACAGATTGTGTCCTTAGCAATGATGGTCTTAAATTGAGCGCACGTTTTGGGGCTGATGGCATTTACACTTTCGAGTGGATTGCAGGGGCGTGGGTGCAGGCAGGCGCGAATTCGGTTACTTACGGCTCTGTTTATGAACTACCTAGCAACAGAGACAAGATCAGCTCTAGCTTGGCTATATCTGGCGATGGCTTGACTCTTGCTGTTGGAGATCCGCAAACCGGCAACGGCACTGTGGAGACATACCAATCAGGGGGAACGCTTCTCGGTTCAGTTGCTGATTTTGCTAGTCTTCCTGCTGAATCTTCAATGGGAGACCTGTGGGTCACTCTGGACACAGATGATGGTTGGGTTAGTGACGGCGCAGGTGCTTGGACTAATATAGGGAGCGTAACTCAATATACTGGTGATGCTGGCGATATGTTTATCGTTCAAGATACGGGCAACGGTTATGTCTGGAACGGCTCTGCTTGGGATGACGTCGGGCCAATTCAAGGTCCCGCTGGAACACCTGGCACACCCGGAGCAACTGGCCCCACTGGCCCCACTGGCGCAACTGGAAATACTGGACAAACTGGTGCAAAAGGAAATCCCGGACAAACTGGAGCAACTGGGGCAACTGGCCAAAAAGGCGATCAAGGACCAAGAGGCTTTGTCGGAGAAACCGGGCCTAAGGGAGATAAAGGCGATCAAGGTAATGTTGGATCTCAGGGGATTCAGGGAATACAAGGCTCTAAAGGCGCAAAAGGAGATCCTGGTCAAACTGGAGCAACCGGACCTGAAGGTCCCGCTGGAGCTGATGGCTCTCAAGGAGAAACCGGAGCTAAGGGCGATAAAGGAGATCCTGGTCAAACTGGAGCAACCGGACCTGAAGGTCCAAGTGGAGCTGACGGAACTGGAGTAATTATAGTCGGTTCTGTATCTTCTTCTTCTTCTTTAAACCCTTCATACTCTGGATCTGTCGGTGATATGTTTATCGCTCAAGATACGGGCAACGGTCATCTCTGGGACGGATCTACTTGGGATGACGTAGGGCCAATTCAAGGGCCTGCTGGAGCAACCGGACCTGAAGGTCCCGCTGGAGCTGATGGCTCTCAAGGAGAAACCGGAGCTAAAGGCGATAAAGGAGATCAAGGCAATCAAGGCGTAATCGGACCTGAAGGTCCCGTTGGAGCTGTTGGCTCTCAAGGAGAAACCGGAGCTAAGGGCGATAAAGGCGATCAAGGCAATCAAGGCGTAATCGGACCAGATGGCGTTAAGGGCGACAAGGGCGATCAAGGTGATGTCGGACCAGATGGCGTTAAGGGCGATAAGGGTGATAAGGGGGATGTAGGATCAACTGGCCCCGCTGGCTCAACTGGATCAGCTGGAGCAGACAGCACAGTCCCTGGTCCAACAGGCCCCGAAGGTCCTCAAGGCCCCGAGGGTCCAGAAGGTCCAGAAGGTCCGCAAGGCTCTCTTGTGGGTGCTTACACGGTAAACGGAAGCATCTTGACTTTGTCCAATGTTTCTGCTGAGTTCTTGGTCACTGGGTCAACATTAAAAATCACTTTCTAAATGTCTCAACAAATAGATCTATCTCAGATAGAAAACATCGTTGTCAACGGACAAAGTATCCGTGAGCTTATTCTTGAAAGTGAGCTCCTGTGGACGCGTGGAGCAGATCCCAGCTCGTTTTTAGCCAAAAACTACGTATATAGAGACGGCCCACAAGAGAGCCCCAAATTCAATTCTGTAGCTCCTGTTGCTCCCGAATCAGTTCTTTCAGGTAGACCCTTTGCAAGCCCACAACCGCAGGGAAACGACTATATAAGAATGTCAAAAGACGGGAAGGTGGCTTTAATCAATTTCGACTTCAATAAGCTTATTGTCTTGGAAAGGCCGAATACCGATGCAGCATGGGCTGTTCGTGGGGATGACCCATACCTAGATATAGGTGTCTCGGGGAACTACCTATACTCTGGGCAAGACACAACAGGATCAGACCCCAATAGCATCATCCTACTCGGTGATCCGATCGGCTACCTTAGAGATAGTGATCGCGGCAGGTATGAAAAAACCGTGTTTGATATCAACCATGATGCCAGCACTATAGCGGTCTTTAGACGCGACCCAACCACCGTAGATGGCTATAATTCTGCCAGAGTCGATATCTACAACTGGAGCCCTTCCGCCAACGCCGAGTATTTACTAACCCAAAGCATCCCCCTAACGGTTGACCCAAATTTAAATTCAAACGCAGACGGAACCGAATTTTTGTTCAAACAGACTAGCTACAATCCACCGTTTCCTGAAGTATATTTGAGTTTTTGCCACACAAGAAATATGTTTGCTATTACTGGAAAAAATTCAGTCAAGGTATTTCAAGAGTTCGGGGGCAACGGGGGCGAGACACCGATTTTTGGCACGTTCTATCAAATGGGCGAAGACGTCCCTGTTGGTGACCGATTAATCCATGGCGTTTCTATGGCAGATGGCGTTGGGGATTTAAATACCCCGGAGGAAGCTGTTCTTGCGGTCACAAGTATTAACTTGGATCCTTTGACATATTACAAGTCTGGTCAAGTTGATGTGTTTAGGCTGGAGAGAAACGACAATATTTTTTCCTGGGTCAGAAAAGGGGACCCTTATAATTCAGGGGATGTTGGAATGAATTCATACGGTCTACATTCCACCAATACCACTGACTTATATTATGTCCCCCCACCGATTGTTGAGACGCAGGATACTTACACTGGATCAGATAAATCCACCCGCTGGAGACACTACGCTCGGCCAACTCCTGGGTCGCCTAACACTAAGCTGTCGGTCCCTTATCCAGTTCCAGTCAAAGTTCCCACGTTAAGCAAAGATGGCAACCGTCTCCTCGCGGCAGACCCCTCTCATCGGCACGCGGCGGTTTATATACTTGAGCTCGGTGTGTACAGCACGAAACTTGCTTGGAAAGTCATATCTCAGGTCGATACCACTATAAACTCAGGTTATACGGACTCGACTCATACAATAGTTAGGCCTAGAGGGACGACGCTAGCAATCGCGGCTAGCGATGATTTATCTTTTTTTACCTGCTTAAATTACTCCGACAACGGCCCTTGGAGATTTAGACTGATAAACAGCTTAGGAAACCCTACCTCAACCGGGAGTTCATACATTAACGCGGGAACTTGGGACGATCGAGTAGAAGCCATGCCGCACACATTCGCGGTAGTCTCTTATTTTCAAAATTCAGCTTCTGAATGGAGAAGAAATCAGCCAGTCAAAGCGGAAAACGACGACGCACTTGTCATTAATGGGAACAGTCAGCGATGGAATAATGGGAACGTCTTACCAGGCGCTGCTATTCGGAGCTGGTGTCACGAAAATGACGAACGTCACGATGAAGAGCTAACCAACACCACCCTAAAAAGTGAAGCCCTCGCCTATAGAAACCCTTGGTGGCTATACAATGGTGGCGGCTTATGTTCCGATAGCACGGGAGAAAATATCGCGTTTATGTCTCGATACGCTGGCTCCGGAGAAAGTGCAAGGGGGGTGCTAACGGACTCAATTCTAAGAAGTTATAAAAATGAGCCTTGGTATTCACTGGTAGCTAACAGACTAACCGTCTTTGAAGGCGCACCTGTTACAATAACGCTGAAAACCAGAGGTGTAGCTAATGATACAGATCTCCCATATACTATTACAGGCATTGAAAATGCAGATATCCTAGAACCTAAAACAGGCATTTTTACAGTTTCTAATAACAGAGCTTACGTCACAATTAACTCTGTAGCAGATTCTTCTTCAGAGGGGGCCCAAACCATGACGCTTTCTTTAGATAATGGAGAAGCTAATGTTGCAATAACTATTGTCGATTCATCAACCGATTCATCAACCTAATCATGGGAACAATTCAAGAAATAGACTTTAGCAATGTCGAATCCGTAGTCAAAGATGGAATCAGCTTAACTGAATTGGTCGTCGACGGCGTGACCATTTGGAACTCCGCTTACCTCGGTAAGTTGTGGCAGCAGATCGGATCAGATGTAAATGGCGGCGATAATGGTGGCGAGCTTGCATATAGAGATCTAGCTGGCTTTTCTGTTTCCATAAGCAAATCAGGAACCAGAGTCGCTGTTTCAAGCCCTAGTTACGTCGTTAATGAGCCTTTAGTCGAAAGGCCCAACCGTTTTAGTGACAATAGCACAGGACAAAACGTTTTAGGTAGCGTAACTGTTTATGACTGGAACGGCACAAATTGGTCTCCTATGGAGATAGCTGATTCACGGCACGTCTCTTTCAAGGATAACAATGGGCTTACTACAGGATTCGGTCTTAGCGCTGAGTTAGATTACCAAAACGAGCAGCGTTACAATCCATTTAGGCTTAATCCTAGCGTTGCTCATTTTTGGAACCTTCAGGCTTATAGGGCCGGCCAATATACATACCCCTCAAGCGGCATTGTATCTAGCTATGGTGGTTCGAACGATAACAAAACCCACCCTTCTCTTCTATTCGGTCAGGCTATGGATATGAGTGATGATGGTGACCATCTCGTAATTGCTTCTAGAGGAAGTCACTCGGCTCATATTAACCCGGAACGACAGAGAGACAGGGAGTGCGGTTACTTGTCTTATTGGAAAGCCGAGGATATAGACGGCACTAAAAAATGGGCCCTTAAAGGGCTCGCTTATGATTTCAACTACATCTCAGAAGCTAATAGTTTTGTTTCTCCATTCGAAGAACCACAGTATCACAGCAGCAACCCGGGCGTAGGGGAAACGGTAAAAATAAGCCGTGATGGCTCTGTTATCGCTGTGGTCAATTCTAATGGGCAAGCATGGGTAGTGAAGTCGGAAACTGGGAGCCAATCTTTGACTTTAGACTCAGGTGAAGTCAGCTCCAGTGAAATTTATCATGGTTTGCATCCAGACTTACCTTTGGCAACCTGGGAAACAGGAGAGATGAAGCCCGCACATAGCTTATCAGCCAAAACAATGGTAAAGTTCAAGCTGGCTAATTACTCTACAAGTGTTGATGGAAGCAATAGCAGTAGCCCGTATTCCGAGGCGATGGCAGAAGCCAATTATAACATCATAGACCCCCAGTCATCGCAGCACAAATATATAGCCTCTGTTGTCGGCTGGGAAGATGGTGATTTGATTCCTCTCCAAAAAAGGGGATCTTATCGCGGCATCAATTATTTCATAGCTTACGCTCGTTTGAGCGATGGAACCATTCAGGCAATGAGGTTCCCATTGAACAGCACCTCCGAGTTCACTGATATTTCTTACGATTTCGAAGAACCTTATGCGGCCCCGAGCCACCATGTGTTATCTGAATCGGGCGTTCGGGACATTGCCATCAATGGTGATGGTCGTATTTGCGTTGTTAGCAGGAACGTTACGAGAGGCGGGTTACCCAACTCTGGAGAGGTGTCGGTCTATAGAACTGCATTTGGGGAATATAAAAACGAAGACGGTAGTTTAAGAAGTTTTGACTACCCCACTAAAGTAGGCCTGAGTATTAACGCAGAGCGTTACAGTGGATTTGAAGAAGACTCCCTCTTTGGTGATCGACTAGCTATGGACGGTTCTGGGCTAACGTTCGCCGGGACAATATACAAATCAGGAAAGCTTTATGCTAGAACCTACAAGCTGGGGGCAAGCGGTTCCGGGAACCCCGACACCGACGCAGGCAGGCTTGGGGTAGACACTTACACCCAAGTCGGCAACGATATACCTTTGTTTGTAGCGGAGTTCGGCAATACCCAACAAATAACCTCTTTTGAAATGAGCGCTGATGGGCTAACTATTAGCGCTCAGATTGACGGCTATATTTGGCCAAGTCCCTACAAGAATTCTGACTTCTCGAACGTCTACATTTCTACTTATGCCACTGGGGTTATGCTCCCTTATGATACGAACGAGCCCGCAACGCAGTCCATTTCCGCGTCAACTGCGACACTTGTTTATCGATGGAGCGGATCTAGCTGGGGGCTCCTTGGCCGAGAAATAAAATATGCGAAATCTTTTGATGGGGTTAGCTCTATTGAAGCTAAGTCTGGAAACGTCTTTTATAATGGTCAAAGTGTCAGCCAACTCCCTGTCGTCGGGGACAGAATTAGAATTGGACCAAATACAACTGTATTTCCAGCAAGAGTTGACTCTTCTGCCCCAATTAATACCGGCAGTATTCTTTCGGCTTTAAACCCGCGCAACACAAGTGACATTTCTGAAGATGGCAGTGTCGTTTGCTCAGGCAAACCTTTAAACGACATGAGCGGCTTCGGCTCAGGCGCACACTCTACCTTTGAACTAAGATAATATTATGGCACTAGATTTCCCAATAAACCCATCTGTAAACGATACTCATGAATATGAGTCTAAGTCCTGGATCTTCAACGGTAAAGCGTGGGTCTTTAACCCTGCGATAGGCGCTACAGGTCCGATGGGCCCTGCTGGACCAGCAGGTCAAGGTATCAGGATCGCTGGAACAGTCGCTACAAGTGCTGATTTAGAAACCCCTTATTCTGGAACTAGTGGCGATATGTTTATCGCCCAAGACACTGGGAATGGTCACGTCTGGAATGAGCTCATTCAACTTGCAGACGACTTGTTTTCTGGTAATACTTGGACTGATATCGGTCCTATTCGTGGTCCAGCAGGTCCAGCAGGCGACTCATGGAATAATATGCCTTCAGAGATGAGCTCAGTCTTAGCTAGTGATGGCTCAGGGGATGGAGTTACTGACCTGATGACCCTTATGGGCACAGGATCAAGCTCAACCAATAACGAAAGCAACAACTTCACAGCAACACTCACGCAGGACATTTTTAGCATCAAGATCATCGGGATACAGTCTGGCATTAATGGTGAAGATTACATTGGCTCAAGTGGTCTTATAGAAGTAACGCAAGACGCAACAGGAGGCCATGTAATCTCTCCACAACATCCGCTAAATATCGTGATGTCGGGAGATCCCGTTAATATGTCACTGATCACTCCAGAAACGGGGGCAGGCACGATTGGCTGGTATAAATACGGGGCTGATGCGGCGGCACTTTATCTATACTTCAGCGATGTAACTTAATAATACAATGAATTACCAACTAATCAAACTTAGCCCCCTAAAAGTTCAGAGAAGCTTAAATGGGCTTCCTTCATCAATTACTAGAACTGAAGGTCGAGCGGTCCCTTCTGTTCCATACGGATACAAATATGTAGAAGACTTCCCTCTCCCTGAAGCGCCTGCTGATGATGGGTTCTTTTGGTCAAGAGTTTTAACTGAAGACGCTTATAATTGGGCGCAAGCCCCTCTTCCTACTACGGGATGGCATTCCCAACCGGCTTGGCGTGTCCGCGCTGTTGTTAAGGCTACTCCATTTGGTGCTGAGACTCTAATGGACGCGGTAATTACCGCGATAGCTTCTATAACTGACCCTCTAGAGCAATCTGTAGCAGAAGAGGCTTTCTTTGGTGGCAATGTCCTCGAGCGAAACTCTGCACTTCTTCTTAGTATGGCGGCTTCAATCCCGTTGACTGATGCGGAACTAGACACAATATTCCAGCAAGCTGACGCCATTGAGGTATGAACTTCCCCCTAGAGTTAATAGGGTCAGAAGTAAACACCCAAGAGAATGTCCTGATCAATGATGACTTTGGGCCTAGCTCAGATTTGATCATAGGGACGTTTTTCCGTGCTAAAACTCGTAATGCAATAGAGCCAGGGGCAAACACTACCTGGATTAAAGGGACTGGCCAATGGGAAATCACCTCATCTGAATTGCAAAACCTTTCTTCAGTTAATGGTGTTGAGGGGGAATCTGGCGTAGCTATTGTTGTTGATACATCAACAGTCCCTGAAACTAACGAGTTAAACCTAAGCTTAACATACACTTTGGGAGATCCTAATGAGACTCTTTATTTCCATTTATGGGGAGTAGTTAAGACAGCAGGGGAGCTTGTGGAAACGGGGAATGGCAATGAAGGCAATGATACACTTGCACATCTTGGTGAAAATACAGCCGTAAATACTAACGGGAAATTAACGGACTATAGTCCTCAGAATACCACGGGCTTACCCGATGTATTAGCTGTTTACGACTTATATACTGGTTCTCCTTCGATCCCCTATGCAGGGTGGGAGGCCCTTAACCCTACCTTTTCGGTTACTGGCGGTTCAGGCGAATATACCCGCATACTTAGCCTGGCTGATCATAGCATAAATAGTCTTGATCAATACGATTACCTCTTGTTTGGAATGACCCGTAATGTAGCTGGGGCAAGTTCGTCTGCAAGGATTTCTAATGTGGAGCTTACTTATTCTACCATTGCCCCTCCTCCTCCTCCTCCTTCTGGTGAGGAGAATCCTACTCTTTTCATACCTGAACAAACATTTTACGCTGGCGACCCCACACCCACATTGAACGACCAAGTTGAGATCAGTTTCATGGGCCAACGGAACGGTAATTACGCTTCAAATCCGGACGCGAGATACCTTTCCTATGAAGTCTCCGACACCTCCGAATTACCTGCTGGGTATCCTGAAGGCCCTGGTGGGTTCGGTGATAATTTCCAAAACACCGGCGGCGTAATGCACTTAAATAACTTACCTTTTACAACTGGCGTTATTAGAGGTTACCTTGGTCCAGATAGTCACTTAAATAGCCCTTACAACATTACGGTCATTGTAAGGTCGCGTAAATCTGGTGATGTAACTAGCAGTTATCTTGAAGGTTCTTACACGTTTGTTCTGAACGTTATCTCCAATGAGCTTTGGGAGATTGATTCTCCTGCTTCCCTCGGGTTTGCTGATTCATCGGGTTTAATAACAAGCGACAGCTTTGGCACACCGTCCGGAGCGCGGGATAATTGGACCACTTGGGATAAAACTAGAGGAGTGAACACAAGTGACGGAACTGCGTCTGGTTATGAAGACAGCAATACAGAAAAGTATCATTTTATGTCAGCAGACTCTCTCTGTATTGGGGTTCGTTGCGCTAGGTCCGAAACGGGAGCATATGAGTCTCAAAACTTCATCACCCAGAGGGCTCCGCTTGGCGATTTCACGTTTGGAATAGCTGTGTATCGTCGTCCCGATTTGGACTCTGCTTGGAGCTATGCGTTTCACACGACTGATCTCGTTAGTTCTAATGTAGTCTGCGCTCTAAGTGGTGACGGCAGCTATCTAGTTATATCACACCCCAATGATGTAATGGACGTCTATTCTTGGAATGGGTCCAGTTATGTTCAGCATGGCAATTCTATATCCCTCAAGAACGGTTGGTCCGGGACGCAAGCCAATTTCAATTTGAATTTACGTAGCGTCTGTATCTCTGATGATGGCGGACTAATAGTGGCCGTCGACGCTAAACTGCCAGGTCGCGTAGGAACTTACAATCTTGTCGATGGAGTGTGGACGGAGGGACCTATTGTTTCTGCTACAGGTAATCGCTCTTTGAGTTCCATTAAATTCGCACAAAGAGATCGCATTGATGCTTCTAGTCCTTTTGGATGTAGAGTGTGCTTGCTTGACAACCCCTTAACAGAAGGGTGGTTGAGGGTGTATGATCTTATCCCTGACCCTGATGATCTTGAAGGCCCTGGAATCTGGGATCAACCTACCTATGCTGGAGTAGTCAATCCCTCAGGTTTCCAATATAGGGCAAGTTCTGCTGCGGGTCGAATCTCCTCTTTCACCATGAGTGCAGATGGTGATACTCTAGCTTGGTCAGGTGTGACCTTTAGTGACGTTTTGGACAACGGGCTCTATTCCACGGGCAGGATTAAAAAGACGCTAGGGTCCGCTAGATACATCGATGGTGCATGGCTTTTTGATGCAGGGGGAAGCCAGGCGACCTCTTCCAGTGAGCATGCTTTCCCTGAGATTTATAACGGAGAAAGCACCTTCCTTAGTCAGAATCGAGGGACCATCACTTATGTGGCTGATACTTGGGAGAACTTAAATAAGAATGCGGGTCGCAATGATGTGATTTGCTTGAACTCTGATGGCACTAAGCTCGCTTTAATCGTTGAAGAAAGCTCATACCATTGGACGACTGCCCCAGGAGAAACTATTCCTGAAGGCGAGGAGAAGAGGCGTGATGTCATGCAGAGCGTCGAGTATTTCTCGTTCGTGAACAACGAGTGGCTTCAATCACCAGCCATTTCCATTGCAAACGCTTATGAAATGAATGGGTTCGAATACGGGCGTCCTCTTCCGGACAGCGATGCGACGCGAACTACAAGAGTCGTAAAACAGGACGAAGGATATATCCATGGCCTCTCCTTGTCCCCAATGGGGGATCGGATATACATATCTCAAGGGGGGCAGTCTTTTGAGATACCTGGGGCTAGATTAAGAGCTTTAAAGTTAGTCTAGGAGCTTGCTTCGCCTGCAACGATCAAGCTCTTTCTTCCCACGAGCGTCCGCTTCTTTCTTCCAGTCTTTGAGGCTGGCGTTGAAGCGATGAAGCTCGTATTTCCTGATAAAGAACACAGTGGCAAACACTACTAGTATAATCCCTATTACTAGGGCACTCTTGAAGTAAACAGCAGCTATTATTCCGATTGTAAATAGGTAAGCGATCATATTATCCCCAAGCTAAGATTTCCTCAATCATATCCATACCAGCATCAGTGATGGATATACATATCGTCCTTCTATCTTGCATTCCTGTTGCGTGAACTCTGTTTATTAGACCTCTGCTCTTCAGCTTATCACAAGTCCCTGTAACAGCAGCAGTCGATGACTTTGAAATCTTGGCCAACTCTGAGCAAGTCATGTAGTTGGATGGCTGAGCTTTAATGTTTTCGCATGGGATACCACGAGAACATCGAGCAATGTCATCAAGGGTGAGCAAGATCATCAGTTGGCGATGGTTTAGGTCATTAGCTAAGGCTCGCTCAGATTGATCTCTGAGTAACTGCGAAGCTATGCTTAGGGGGCGTGTCGGTGTCGGTGTCGTCGTGTTCGTATTCGTATTCATATAAGTTTTGTTGTGTCGTTGATGTGTGTGTAAGTATGGGCGAGGGATGGGGCAGTGAGCACACCACCACCATGGTGAGAAGGAATCTATTACCGTTGGTTAAAGCTGAACAGGTCAGCGAAGCGTGAATTGAATTGGCGTATAATATTTTTTTTCCGTGTCTCACAAAAATTTCTCTTCTTATACCTAAAATGGTGGGTCAAATTTCTTTCCTGAGGTGGTCGGCAAGACTTGTCCTTTGATTATTACCTCGGTAATGTCTTCGGCGTAGTTCATCGCTATCTCCTTGATAAGGACTTCATGACCCCCGATCTTTATCACTTGTTCAAGTGCGCGACCGGGAGTCGGAAGTTCGATGGTTGGAGTCTTTTTTACTTTTACAGTTGCCATTTTTGCTAGTGTGACGTGCGTGTCACTATTTCTTTTTAGTCTTCTTTTTTGCGGTGAGCTCAGTAACTTCTTCTGTTTCCAGGGAGACTCGAATGCTCACTTCGACAGTCTCTATATCGTTGAAGTCTGCTAGCTCACCGGTTGGCTTCAGGGAAAACTTGAAGTCTGCGTGTTCTGGTTTGGGATTTACTTCTCGAAGGCTCGGAAGGGCGGCTTTAACTACTTCGGCTGGTGTTGTGTTCATAAATTGAATGTGTGTGTTGATCGGTATCCGGAAGGGTTTTCAGCATCGATTTGTTGTGGCCCATCAAATTCCATTACTACGGATTCAAACACTGGGTTCTCAGTGTCTGCATATTTGAGCGATGTGACTGACTGGGCAAGAGCTTTGCATGAAAACGACCCACCTCCTCCACGAGTAGATACTTTGCGGGCATCTGAATCGATTTCATTTGCGGATGTAATTGGAAGAAGAATGACATATCCGTTCCCATCAGTTTTCAGCGATACCTTTACGGGGACAGCGGATCTTTTTTTGATCGATGCAAACAAAGCTGCATTTAGATAGCAAACCCCATTGGGGTAAACGGTCATTTGGTTTTTTTCTTTCGAGATACTTTGGAGCATTCTTTTTGGGGGTTATTGTTGTATATAATCTGCGCGGCGATTTCGCTCACGGCAGCAAGGGCTTGAAAGGCTCCTGCTATTGATCCCAGTAATTGGGCTATCCTTACTTTGTCTGTTGCACTCATGTTGATAATCCATGATTACCATTTTGCTTGGCGCTTGTCAAAAGCTTTCTTCAACTTTCTTTCGAGGTTGCAGAATTCTCGAAAGTGATCCGCGCTATCATGTTCCATGTGGAACATTCCCTATTTCTGACAAAGTGATCCGCGCTATCACTGTCACGGCACCGCCGGGGCGAACCCCTTTGGTGACCCCCGCCTAATCCATTTTGTAACGATCAGCGTTTTCGTCAAACCACCGCTTGAAGATTTCTGAGCATTTCATTCCACGCCCGTATTTTTCAGATGGCTTGTGCTTTATCCATCTTGAGCGACGGCTGGTCTCATGTTTGCCGTGACTACCTAAAGTCGAATCTTTGACATACGCCCATCCTGGTTTTTTCCTGACAACGCCCTCAATCGAATGGTGGGGCATCAGTTGTTGGTAGTGGTGTGCCCATTCTGGAATGTCGAAGTAATCACACGGGTAGTGATGAACGAACTCGATCTTGTTCTTGCCACATAAGCCCTCGACTAGCCCTCTGTCTGTGTGAAAGCGTGATTCTGTAAAGTCAGATTCTACAGTGTGAATCATTAACTTGTGATCGCCGTCGTCACGAGTCCCTAGCAGTTCACAATCTAGCACGGTCGTGTAAGAAGGGGCATCTTCGGAGATGCCGACTTGCGATAAGTATTCAAACTGCTCCCGTAGGGCATCTAAAAAAGGAAGAGATCTTCCAAACGCCTGTCCTTGCTTATTTAGGAATCTGACATTCCCATCACGGATGTGAACAAATAGTCGCCATCCATCAAACTTAGGCTGAATGATTGAAGGGATAAGGCTTGCTCCAGGTTCAGTCCCGCCATCTGGGAGGACTTTGTATTTGGGGCGTTTTGATCCACTCCATCCAATCCCGTCTAGGCTTTCGCCTTTTCCAACGATGATCGGTTTGATTCTTGATAATGTTAAATGTGCCATTGGTCTATTGGTAAAGTTAAGAAGGGCGGGGGAAAATGAAAACCCCCGCCCCACTTGTTTTTCATCTGACCCGAACTGATGCTACAGCTGGGATCGCCTGATGAATGATTTCGTTTACCTCCTTACTCATGAGCTTGTGCCTCTCCTCATGGAATCCGGCGGAGGGGACAACTACTTGCTTGACGCTTACGGCTTCGGTAGCGCCATGTTTGTCGCATAGTTCTTTGAGCTCGTCAAGGAAGGGTGACAGCGCCTCCTCTGGGATTTTCCGAGAGTCGAGCTTGAGGATCATCTTCTCTTCAAAGTGATCGCCCAATTCAAGTTCTTCGATAAGGTCGGCAACTTCCTCTGCCTCGACTTCACGGTATCTCGAGGTCATCGAGACCAGAACGGTGTTCCGCCCGGCAGGGATCTCAAAAGAACTTTCTGAGTCAGACTTACCTTCATTGTGTTCGAACCACGCCTCTGCGACCAGTTCTCCTAGTATGGTTTTGTTCTCGGCGATCCTTGCCCCAAGGTCTTTATGTTTGGGACTCATTTCGGCGATCTGGCTAGCCGCCTCTACGGCGTCTGAATCGACTACTTGCGGATGGTTTTTCTTACTTGCGGATGGGGCGCTTGTTGCGCCGAACGGATTCTTGGTTGTTTTTAGTTTCATATTATTTAGTGCCTTTTAGGCGATTTGTTGTTTTTGGTTTCGTGCGGGTATAGGTTATTTCAAAAGGAGTCTGCCCGTCTTCTCGACTCCCTACTTTTATTTCTAGATCGCACGAGTGCCAGCTTACTAGGTCTTTAACGTCTTTTCCGATTTGGTAAGTTTGCCCATTTGGCAAAACTTGTATTTCGATAGACTGAGCCAAGACGCCTTTGCTTGCTACTAGTTCGATTGTTTCGATGCATTTCTTGAGGTCCTTGGATGCCTCCCACACATGGCGGGAGTCATCTGGTAGGATGAATGATATTTTATTTCTCATTATGCCTTGGGTGAATATCTGACGTGGCGGACTAATTCGACCGCGACATCTTCAATTTTTTCTCTGATGATTGCCTTCTCGAAGTATTTCTTGAGGTAATCCATATATCCTGAGTCGCCACAGTAGAGGGCAATGCAGGGGAGGTTGTGCTCTCTCCAGAACCGCCGATCAATCGGCTTGTCTGTAAGGTGGGCATCTGTATATGCGATATACAAATCCGCCTCGGAGAGCTCTTGCTTATGTTCTTCCATTGCG